TATGATGGGAGGCGGGTAATGGCAGATTGGCCATCTATTTCTGCTCCTCGCACTATTGAGGAAGAGTATTATAAGCCTCAAATTAAAACTGAATTTGAAGCAAATTATACTCAATCCCGTGCGGCTAGTTCTAGGGCGATCCATCGTTGGAATTTAAATTTTGTTTTATCAGAAACAGATTTGGGAACACTTCATACTTTTTTTAATACCAATTTAGGCATTGCTTTTAATTGGACAAATCCTAGGAATTCTACTACTTATTCTTGTAGGTTTTCTGGAGATAGTATTAAGTCAAAAAGTATGGGTATGAGCGGTAGTGTTAATTATTGGTCAGTAGATATTACCATTGAGGAAATTTAATGAGGACCCTTAGCAGTACGGCTATAGAAGAAAAGAATAAATTAATTGGTAATTCTGTTTGGCTATTAGCATTAAAAATTACTATTCCGGGGTTGGGAACTCCCATTCGCTTGGTTAGAAATAATGAAGCTATAACTTGGGATGGAGAAACTTGGTCAGCTTTTCCATTTGAAATTGATGAAGTTGGTGATGTATCCTCTGGGGAAGTTCCTAGAGTAGATATTAGAGTTAGTAATATTAGTCGTGCAATGGAAGTTTACATTCAAGCGTATGATACTTATATTAAAACAAATGGATTTAGTCCTGTTTTGGTTAATATTTATGTTTTGAATTCTTTAAATTTAACTTCAGCCACTCCGGAGGTAGAACATTTATTTGAATTGAAACAACCTAAAACTAATTCTAAATGGGCTACTTTTACATTAGGGGCTGCAAATCCATTTAATAAAAGATTTCCCATTATGAGGATTTTGAAAAATCATTGTAGATTTATTTTCAAAGGAACACTATGTGGGTATGTTGGAGTAGGGGCAACTTGTGATAAAACTTTAACCACTTGTCGGTCTTATAGTAATTCTGATAGATTTGGGGGGTTTCCAGGAGCGGGGGCAAGGGGAGTACGACTTGCCTAATATATCTGATCTCATCGGAATTCCTTTCCTTAATCTAGGAAGGGACCCTAAAATTGGATTAGATTGTTATGGATTATTTATGGAAGTAAATAAACGATTTGGTCAAATAGTGACGAATAAAAATATTGCTTGTGAGGATATAGTAACAGCTAGTATAGAAGTACCAGAAGATATAGCAAACTATTGGTCTAAGGTAGAAATTCCAGAACCAGGAGATGCTGTAGCAATGTCTCTTAATCCTATTTTTCCTGGAGTAGTTCAGCATTTTGGGGTATACCTTGGGGATAGTCGTTATATCCATACTTTGAAAAAAGTAGGAGTAATTATATCAAAAATAAATGATCCTGCTTGGGAAAAAAGAATTCGTGGATTTTACAGGTGGAAAAAATGTTCACTATAACTTATGTTCGTAACCCCTTTGATCCTTTGAAGGATCGTATTATTGAGCAATTTCCTATTGGATTGAGAGTAAAAGATTATCTTCAAGGATTTGGAATAGGGGATGTAGAAAGAAATTCTTATGATATAGCAGTATCTATAAATGGTCAAATAGTTCCTAATCCAATGGATTTAGTAATACTTTCTCCCAATTGTCATCTTGCTTTTTGTCATGTTCCTAAAGATGGAGGGGATGGTAAAAATATATTAGCTATTATTGCTATGATAGCTGTTATAATAGTTGCTCCTTATCTTACAGAAATGGCGGCTTTTTATTCTGCAGGAGGAGGTGCAATAGAAGCAATGGCTATTGCTGGCGGTGGCGCTTATATGACCGCTGGTTTAACTTTAGTAGGTGGATTAATTGTTGGATCCGTATTTAGACCAAGTATTCCATCTTTTAATAATCAGTCTATTGATTCATCTTCTACGTATAGTTGGGATGCTAAACCAAATTCATTAATGGAGGGGGAAGTTCTTCCAGTTCTTTACGGTACTATGCGAATAGCTCCCCCCATTATAGGAAGATATTTAGAAACTGCAGGAGATAAGCAATATTTAAATATTCTTATGGCTGCAGCTTCCCACGCAATAACTAGTTTATCAAGTTCTAGAATAAATCAAACAGATGTTACTAACTTTTCGGGTATTACTGAAGAAACTAGGTTAGGAGCAACTACCCAAGGGGTTACTCAGGGATTTAATGATACTAGGGTAACAACGTCGGTGGCAACTAAACTTAATCCAACCGCTTCGGCATGGTCTGCTGCAACGACTTATGATTCTGGAGATTATTGTACTTTTGGGGGATTTTATTGGAAATCTCTTCAGGCAGGAAATACCAATAATTCTCCGGTTGAAGATGCTTGGTGGACTAAGGAAATTTGGACTACTAGAGTAACAAATGGAAATACCGTTCAAGGAATAACAGTTTGTTTATCTTTTCCAGCTGGTTTATTTAGTGCTAACAGTTCTGGAGGATTGGGTAGTACTGAAGTAGATGTATATATCGAGTATAAAAAGACTGGAGAAGTGGATTGGGTACGTTTACAATCTATGAATACTGTTCCGGTTATTATTTCTAGTAGTAGATGGTCAGCTGGTCATTGGCAAAATGAATGGGAAGGGCCATCTCCCTCTGTTTATTGGGTAGAAGTAGAAGTTGGATCTAGCACCCCCGGAGATCATGTGGAGGGAGATCCTTATACTTCGGGGGAATCTTGGTATGACTATGATACCATGGGTCTTCGTTATGCTCATTATTGGAGATGGGTAACTAGTGGAACACTTACTCAAATTGATACAGTTAATCTAGATTATGCCCAAATTGTAGCGGCTCAGTCTAAGCCACTTCGTAGAACATATTCTGCTGATCAACTACCAGCAGGAGAATATAGTATCAGATGCAGAATAGTAAATGCTCTTGCTTCAGGAAATACTTATATTAATGATTGTTATTGGGAATATTTTGAGGAAAGAATTTATGATGATTTTACTTATCCAGGAACAACTTTATGGGTAGTTCGTGCTTTAGCTACTGATCAATTATCTGGGGGTATTCCTAGATTTGATATTCTAGCAGTGCGTAGTACGGTCCCCGTTTGGACTGGGGCAACATATGAAAATAAAGCAGCTAATAATCCAGCTTGGGCTGCTTACGATTTATTACATAATAATACTTATGGGGCAGATATTCCTTATTCTCGGATAGATTATGATGCTTTCAATGCATGGGCTTCTTATTGTACTACTGAGGGATTTACTCTAAATATTTATTTTGATCAAGCTCAAACTGTTAGAAAATGTTTAGATATTGTGGGACAATCTGGTAGAGCCAACGTTGTTCAAATGGGTAGTAAATTCACCGTTATTGTTGACAAAGAAGATACTGCGGTACAAAAATTTCTATTTACTGTAGGAAATATCAAGAAAGATTCTTTTTCAGAAGAATTTTTACCGTTAGATGATCGTTGTAATGCTATAGAAATAACTTATTTTGATGCTACTTTGAATTATGAAAGACAAGTTCTTGAAGTATACTCTGATGATTTTGATACTACGGATAGAGATATTAATAAAAGATCTGTGATTTTATATGGTTGTACTGACAGAGATCAAGCCATTCAATATGCTAAATTTCTTTTAAAATGTAACCGTTACTTGACATTAACTGCTTCTTGGGAAACAGATGTAGATGCATTAGCTTGTATGCCTGGAGATGTAGTTGAAGTTTCTCATGATGTTCCTCAATGGGGATTTTCTGGTCGTATTATATCAGCTACTGCAAATACTGTTACATTAGATAGAAGTGTTACTATTGAGGCCGCAAAAACATATGCTATTACTATTAAACATCAAGATGATGATACTAGAGAAGAAAAAACAGTTTCTAATAGTCCCGGAACGTATACAGTTTTAACTATTTCTACTAATTGGGGGGTTACTCCTTCTCAATATGCTCAATATGCTTTTGGAGAAACCAATTTAGTAACTAAACAATTTAGAGTGATTAAAATATCTCGTGCTAAGGAAAACACTTTTAAAATAATTGGTATAGAATATGTAGTTGGAGTTTATGATGATTCTGGAACTGTTTCTGATCCCCAAGTTTGGACATATTTAGATGCCGTAGATAATTTAACAGCTTCTGAAAGATATACTGGAGGAGCGTCTACTAATGCTTTAATATCTTGGAATGGGGCAGTTCATCTTTGGTATATTTGGTATAAATCATCAGTTATGGCTACCCCCCTATATGTTGGGGAAAGCGGGGTTCCTTGGATAGTTATTTCTAATATAGATTATGGATTAACGTATACTTTCTATGTTAGTGGTACTCCTTCTATCATAGATGCCGTCACCGTTGATTTGGCGATAGCAGGCAGATTAACTCTCCCCGCAGTTCCTACTCCAGTATTTGTTGCTATAGCTGGAGGATTTCAGAGAGTAAGGATTGAATGGGAATCTATAGATAATGAAGAATATGATATGGTAGAAATATGGCGTAGCGCAACGAATGATAGAACTGTTGCAACAAAAGTGGGTGAAATTCATTCTAATGTTTTTATTGATACTAGCGGATTGACTGTTTTAACTACCTATTATTATTGGATTAGAACTAGATCGTTAATAGGTACTTGGTCTGCTTGGGAAAGTGCAGATAGTGCTGGGCATAGTGTTACTACTGGTGGAGTAATAACAGGGGATTTTATAGATGATGTATTAGAATTAGAATTAATGAAAATTAATTTTCAAAATATATCTTGGGCTCAGTTTGCTATTTTTGATTCTTTTGAAAATAGTACAAAAAGAGCCTCCCCAGATCCATCTACGTATGACGCTCGTATTTATTCTGGTTATTTGGATAATGGAGAGGATGGTACAGCCGATAGGGAATTTGGTTTTATTTCTAAAACATATACTAATATCACCACTGTTTTATCAAGTAATTCTACCAGTGTAGGATTAAATTATCTTGAAGATACTTTACAATCTTGGTTTACTGATGAATGTAAAAATTTAACCTTATATGATTCAACTGCTACTGCATTTACCATAATAAGTAATACTTCCAATCGACTAACTGTTTCAGGAAGTCCTGCAGCTGGAGCATATACTTTAGTTGATAGTAATCCGGGGTATGCCGTAGCGTTCGCTACTTTCTTAGACTCATCTAACGGTGGGGCAGGTTACGTTAAATTAGAGGTTAGTTTTGATGGAGGGGTCAATTACCAAACATTTCTTGATACGGAGGGAGGAGTAGATTTATTAGGAGGAACTGTAGCAATCGCTAATGCAGGAAATGATTATATTGCAAGAATTACTTTAAAAAATGATGGTTCTGGATTAGGCCCTATATTTTATAAATTTTTGGTATGTACTGATCCTAGTTGCTGGAGGTTTTAGATGTATATATTAGAAAAAGATATTATAATGGGGACTTTCACTAATAGAGAAACATACCTTCCTTCTTTATGTAAAAGTATTCGAGAAAATATTCCCCATATTCCTTTCATGTTACAATTAGATAATCTTCCCATTAATAAAAATTTTAATGCTCTTAGAGAAAAATTTCAGCAGACGGGTAAAAGATTTTGGTTATTCTTAGATGACGACATTCAATTTTTATTTCCAAATACTATTCAAATAGCATTAGAAACTATGATTAAAAATAAATATGCTATGGTAGGAATTTATTCTTCATTTGATCCTGAATTTTCTTGTGACCCCTCTACTTTAGTTGAAAAAGAAATGCATTGGATGCCGGGATATTTTCAATTAGTAGATAGTCATTTAATAGGTCATATCAAAGCAGATGAAAATCTACCAGATGGAAATACTTCTATTGATACCAGTTATTCCGTTATGATTAAGCAAGAAGGGTATAAAATTGGAATAGCTCCTACATATGTTTTACATGCCTATAAGCCAGGAAGTTGGATAAAGCAAGAAGTAATTGAACCTACTAATAATTATTTAATGGCTAAATATGGTAAACAATATTTTGAATGGTGCCATGGAATAGATAATGTAATTGGAGGTGCTCCTAATCCGGAGAATAGTTTGATGCGTAAAAATAGAAAAAAATTAATTCAATGGCAAAGTGAAAATTATATAGCAGAAGAAGGAAAACTTAAACTTCATCTTGGTTGTGGAGATCAAAAATATCCTGGGTTTATAAATTGTGATATAGAAGGAGATGTAGATCAAATTCATGATATTACTACTAGATCTACTATTTGGAAAGATAATTCCATCGATCATATTTCATGTCATCATGTATTAGAACATGTTCCTTACAGAAAGTTTAATTGGGTTTTAAAAGAATGGTATCGTTTGTTGAAAATAGGAGGAACGATTGATATAGGTATGCCTGATATAGAATTGGTATCTAAGGAATTTTTGGAAAGTAGTGAAGAACGTAGATGGGGAGCAACTATTCATATATTTTATGGGCAACAAGGGCCTACTACAAAACCACCATCTCAATTAACTGACGATGATCCTATAATTGAAGGACAATTTCATCGGGGAGGATTGACAAAAGATAGACTATGTTTACTTTTAAAAAATCTTGGATTTGAAATATTAGAAGCATATAATTATTGTGGGAATGGAAATCCATCTCTTTTCGTACTTGCAAAGAAGGTGCAATAATGAGAGCTATGAGTCCCACTATAGTTCGTAATGATAAAGTAACCCCTTTGATTTCCCTCGTTATGATAGTGAAAAATGAGGAAGAAATTCTAGAGAAATGTTTAGAGCAAATTAAAGATATAGTAGATGAATTTGTAATAGTTGATACAGGATCTACTGATGGGACTAAAGAAATAATTAAAAAATATGGACCACTTTATGAAGTCCCGTTCGAAGATTTTGTAACTACCAAAAATAAGGCATTAGAATTAGCTACTGGTGAATATGTACTTTGGATGGACGCAGATGAAATTTTATATGAAGGAAAAGATATTTTAAAGATTCATGCAGAAGAAGGTAATTATGATGCAGTAACTACTAGAATTACTGAAGGACCCCCAGATTATTCTATGGTTAGTATGCAATATGATCGTGCTAGAATGTGGCGTAGGGGAACTTTTAAATTTGTAGGTCCCGGAGTTCATGAGGTAGCTGTAGGAGAAGGCAAAACAATTAAAGATGCTAGGATTTTCGTTCGTCATGAGCATTTAAAAAAGGATAAAGCAAATACAGGTAGGGGAAGGTTTGAAAAATATGTTACATTGTTAAAAGATTCCATTTCTCGTGGAAATGATTTGTATAGGGCATGGTTTTATTTAGGACGAACGTATAAGGATTTAAATTCTCCGTTAGATGCAATTGATGCCTATATAGAATATTTGAATTTGCCTAGTCTTTCTTTTACGGATGAGGTTTGGCAAGCTCATTATGATATAGCTTGTTGTTATAAAATTAATGGAGAATACGATAAAGCTATTAAATGGTTAATGAAAGCTATTGATGTAGATGAGGATAGATCTGAAGCATATTGCTTATTAGGAGATTTATATTTTCAACGTCAGGAATATAATGAGGCAATAAGTTGGTATAAGAAAGCAATAAGAGATATTCCTCAAGATGTTACTTTATTTTTGTCTCCTATTTATTATTCTATATATCCAAAAGATCAATTAGTTTTATGTTATTATTTTAGTAATAATTTTGATAAAGCTGGAGAAGTTTGTAAGGATTTAATTAGCCAACTTAACGGTAGAGATGATAGAATTTTAAATAATTTATGGTGGATTACTAAAAAAAATCAATCTACTATATTTATGACTTTAGGTAACACCCCGGAACCAATTTATGGAGGCATGATAAATGATACGGGGGTAGGTGGAGTAGAAACTACTTATTTGGAACTCTCTGAAGAATTAACTAAATCAGGTAAAAATGTATTTTTATTTTGTAATACGAATGAGCCTCATATTTATAAAGGAGTGTATTATATACCCTTTACCCAAATAGATGATTATTGGAAATTAAATCCTGATATTATTATAACTTCTAGATGGTTTGATCCATTTTATGTAGAATCTTCTGCTAAGAAAATTATTTGGTTTCAAGATGCCTTTTTTGGATTACCCGAAGGTAAACCAGATTTATTTTCAAAAGCTGATTTAGTTATATGTTCTTCTTCTTGGCATAAAAATTATATTTGTGAACGTTTGGGACGATCAATAAAGCCAGAAAAATTAAAGGTAGTTCCGTTAGGAATCAGAAAAAGCTTGTTTGGTCAAATAGTTGATAGAAATCCAAATAAGGTTATTTATAGTAGCAACCCCGATAGAGGATTGGAACATCTTATTGATATGTGGGATGAAATTACTGAAAGAATTCCAAATATCCAATTAACTGTAACATATGGTTGGGAAGGATTGAAAACTTGGAGTGGTAATAGTGAATGGCATGATTCTATTAAAAGATTACAAAATAAATGTTTTGAAAAAAAAGATCAACATAAAAATATAATTTTCACTGGAAGAATTACTAAGTTAAAATTAGCTATGGAAATGTTATCCTCATCATTATTAGTTTATCCCAATAATTTTTGGGAAACTTTTTGTCTCACTGCGTTAGAATCTCAAGCTGCCGGAACTCCGATGATTACTACAAATATAGGTGCTTTGCAAACTGTTGTAAATAACGATTGGAATTACTTGATCGACGGATCTCCTAGATCTGAATCATACCAACGAACGTTTATTGATAAACTAGTAGAATTAATGAATGATAATCAGAAAAGAAAAATTTGGTCAGAAGAAAATAGAAAAAAGATTTATTCTTTAGACTGTGACTGGAAAGATATTAGTGGTAAATGGGTAGAATTAATGTATGGTTTATTAGGGGAGTAAATAGTTGCCCACTATTGAAACAGTAACAGCTGGAAATCTCCGCAAAGTTCGACTAGTTGCAGAGATTGCCGGTCCTACTGGTCCCGTTGGGCCAGAAGGGGCTGTAGGCCCTGCCGGAGTTACTGGTGCTCAAGGTATTACGGGTTCTCAAGGGCTACAAGGAAGTCAAGGGCAAACAGGGGTACAGGGTTCTCAGGGCATTACGGGATCTCAGGGTTTACAGGGATCTCAAGGACAAACCGGAGTACAAGGTAGTCAAGGTATTACTGGTAGTCAAGGAGTTCAAGGAAATCAGGGAAATACTGGAGTCCAAGGATCTACGGGTATTACTGGTCCTGCTGGTTCCCAAGGTCCTGCAGGGACTACAGGAGTACAAGGGCTTACTGGAATAACAGGAAGTCAAGGAGTTCAGGGAAACCAGGGAAATACAGGGGCTGTTGGTTCCCAAGGAATAACTGGAAGTCAAGGAGTTCAAGGAAATCAGGGTCAAACAGGAGTACAGGGGTCTACTGGAATAACAGGAAGTCAAGGAGTACAAGGAAATCAGGGTATAACTGGTGTAGTAGGATCTCAGGGAATTACAGGTTCTCAGGGAGTTCAAGGAAATCAAGGTAATACGGGGGTTCAAGGATCTACTGGAATTACTGGTAGCCAAGGAATTCAAGGCCCTGCCGGAGTTACTGGTGCTCAAGGTATAACGGGTATAACAGGTAGTCAAGGAATACAAGGACCCCAAGGGCAAACAGGCGCTCAAGGAAATCAGGGAATTACAGGTTCTCAGGGAGTTCAAGGAAATCAAGGTAATACGGGGGTTCAAGGATCTACTGGAATTACGGGCTCTCAGGGGGTTCAAGGAAATCAAGGAACCACTGGTTCTGTAGGTGTCCAAGGTATTACTGGCCAAACTGGTCCTCAAGGAAGTCAGGGTCCTGCAGGATCTACGGGGGTTCAAGGATCTACTGGAATTACGGGCTCTCAGGGGGTTCAAGGAAATCAGGGTATAACTGGAAGTCAAGGAGTTCAAGGTATAACAGGCAGTCAGGGCGTTCAGGGTTCTCAAGGTAATACTGGATTAGTAGGGTCTACTGGGGGAACTGGCCCAATAGGACCTCAAGGCATTACCGGAAGTCAGGGAATTCAAGGTATTACTGGCAATACTGGGGTTCAAGGTACCCAAGGAATTACAGGTAGTCAGGGAGTTCAGGGAAATCAAGGAAATACTGGGGTTCAAGGTACCCAAGGAATTACAGGTAGTCAGGGAGTTCAGGGAAATCAAGGAAATACTGGGGTTCAAGGAAGTCAAGGAGTTCAAGGAAATACAGGAGTACAAGGTAGTCAAGGTATTACTGGCAATACTGGGGTTCAAGGTACCCAAGGAATTACAGGTAGTCAGGGAGTTCAGGGAAATCAAGGAAATACTGGGGTTCAAGGAGTTCAGGGAAATACTGGGGTTCAAGGAAGTCAAGGTATAACAGGAAATATAGGAGTACAAGGAAATCAAGGAAATACTGGGGTTCAGGGAGTACAAGGAACTCAGGGAATAACTGGTAATCAAGGAGTTCAAGGAAATACCGGAGTTCAAGGTAGTCAAGGAACAACGGGGGTTCAAGGAGTACAAGGTAGTCAAGGAAATACTGGGATTCAAGGGGTACAGGGAAATCAAGGTAATACGGGGGTTCAAGGAAATCAAGGAATTACAGGTTCTCAGGGAATTCAAGGAAATCAAGGAATTACTGGTAGCCAAGGAAATCAAGGAATTACTGGTAGCCAAGGAAATCAAGGAATAACAGGTAATACCGGAGTACAAGGAGTTCAGGGGAATACGGGAGTTCAAGGAAATCAAGGAATTACTGGTAATACAGGAGTTCAGGGCAGTCAAGGAACAACGGGGGTTCAGGGAGTACAAGGAACTCAGGGAATAACTGGTAATCAAGGAAATCAAGGCATTACTGGTAGTCAAGGAGTTCAGGGACAGACGGGTGTTCAGGGAGTACAAGGAAATCAAGGTATTACGGGATCTCAAGGTATTCAAGGGACTCAGGGAATAACTGGTAGTCAGGGGAATCAAGGGATAACTGGTCCAACGGGGGCACAGGGAAATGTAGGTCCCCAAGGAAATACGGGGGCAGAAGGAGCGGCTGGAATTACAGGAGTCCAAGGAGGAACGGGTACCCAAGGACCTCAAGGGATAACAGGCATTGTAGGGGACACTCTTGCTCACGTAATTCAATTTATAACTGGTGGTTATGCATACGGAGGGTCTAAAAATACATTTGGGGCTACCGGAGCCGGTTGGTGGCTTGGAATGGATACAGATGGTATAGCTAAATTTCATATGGGGGATGTTAATAATTTTGTTAAATTTGATGGGCAAACTGGAATAATTCAACAAGGATATACAGCCCCTACTGATAATAATACTGCTGCTGGGGCTGGTATAAAAATTGTAGGTGGGAAAATAGAGGCATATGGAGGAGATCAGACGTTCGGTGGAACAATGATTTCCTCCGATGGTAATTATATGGTTACTATTGGAAAATATCTGACTGCTACTGGATTGACGAAGCGGTACCCGCTGAATAATGCTACAAACTTTACGGCAGATGGACAAGTTCATATTTACGCTTGGGATACTGTCCCAATCACTGATACTTGGGTTGAAGTAGTGGATTTAGGTAAAACTAGTGATGGCTCATTTGACTGGGGTATTTTGGTTAATGGGGACGTTCCTGGTAGGGGAATAAAAGTCGAGGGTGGCGTAGAAGGTATTAAGTCTGTGGGAGCATCGGGGGCAGGGATAACTTCTATAGTAAACACCGTTAATACAATAGCTATAGTAGCTCAGAATAGCTACGGGTCTGGCGTAGATTATGCTTATGGTCTTCAAGCTAGTTCTTCGTACGGGTATAGTATAGTTGCTGAATGTGAAAGTAATACTATTTCTCCTCTGCAAATCGATCCGAGTGGTAGTGCCTCAGTTCCTTCCCATACAGCGTTGAAAGGATCATTTTGGGTAGATTCTAACGGGAATATGTTTATGAATGTAACTGGGGGTGGTGGAGTAGGAGCTTGGAAGACTATAGGAATTTATTATGGGAATTTGATCACTTCTGCTGTGGCTAATGGCTCAATGTGTGCTTTTGATGATGGGGGGGTATACAGAGTATATGTAAAGATAGCCGCGGCATGGTACCAAATATTTAGCATTTAGAGTAAATTTTACTTGGGCAACCCTTTGGAATTCACCCTTAGATCTAAAAGGAGGAAATTATGGCTTGGACTGCTACTTTAACTTCGATTACAAAAGATTCGGCAGCTAAAAAAATTACTACCGTGGTCACTATAAATGGAGGAAGTGAACCTTATATAATGACTTTTATTCAAAATTTTTCCGATGTTAGATTAAACCAAACTCAAATGATTAGTGAAATTCGAGAATTTATTGCTAAAATGAAAGATATCGAGGCGATGTATGTTCAACTAAAGGCATTAGAAGGGAATAATATTCCTTTGAATTTATAAAAATTTATTTACAGTAACCCTAATGAATCTTCAGTATTCTTAGGGACTTCATTTTTCTTATCTATTAAAATACCGGCTTTTTCCAAACGAATGGTTAAAGACCTCTCCGTAACCCCCAAATCTTTAGCCATTTCTAAAATAGATTTTTTATTTTCTTTATAAAATGTAGCAGCTTCTTTCAAATTATTAAATCCTTTTTCATTTAAAAGTTTAATCCATTTTTCTTTAATATCTGTTTTAGTAAATCCATCTTCATCTTTTTGAGAAGGTCTTTTCATTTTTACTAAATTTTTTATTGGAAGATTTCTATCTCCATCCATTTTTATTTTAAGATATTCTATTGTTCTGGTAGTTACTCCTAACTCATTAGCCATCTCTGTGTTGGTATATTTCTTTTTATACGTTTCCATCATATCATCTATATTTTTAAATCCTTTTGCTTCTGCAATTATATTCCATTTATTCCAAAAAGAAGATGGTACATCATAAGGTATCGTTAGATAAGGTCTTAATTTGGAATAGGCAGTATAATAATTAATATTAATATTTTTCAAAGTTAACCATTGATGTATAGTTTTAAAGGAACCTCCTTTACTGATCCAGGAATCTACGAATGAATTTATACTGGAATACCCTTCTTCTTTAATTAGTTCTTCGAATTTTTCAAAAAAAGGTTTTTTTCCAGATTTATACATGTATGGTAGATTCTCCATTTTCTTTTATAATAGTTATTGAACAATCAAATTTATCTTTGAAAGATTCATCATGATCAGTGACTAGAACAACTTTTCCAGATTCTGCCAATTCTTCAAAAGTTTGAAAGTTTGTTTCCTTACCAAAATCATCTAAAGAATCATTTGGTTCATCAAATGCAATAATAGAAAAATCTACATTACACCCATCTTTTATAAATTGAGATAATGCTCTGGATATGGACAGTCTAATTTTTTGTCTTTCCCCCCCACTATACATTTCGTAGGAAACTTCATCTCCATTAGAATCTACTATAGCAATATGAAATTCATCTTTAATTGTTCCAGATCTAGTTTCCCTCTCCGTAGTCATAACTATGTTTAATTCAGAACTATATTCTGAAAGGTAATGCTGGGCTAATGATTCTAATTGGGATATCATAGAATCAAATAGCATCATTCTAATTTTCTTGAACCCGTCTATCCAGAAATCAAAATACTTCTTTTTGGTAAGTATATTATTTTTGTTTTCATTGATTTCTCGTATTTCTGCTCCTAATTCTTTTATTTGATTTTTCCTTTTTTCTTCCATTTCTATGTATGGATTGAATTCATTAGTTTTTAATTCAATATTATCTTCTAAATTTTGAATTTCTAATTCTAGTTTAGTTACAATAGAATTCCCCGATAGTTTAACCAATTGGATTTTTAAGCTAGAAATCAAATTTTTAATTCTTTCTAGTTCTTCTATTTTTTGATCCATTTCAATTAACGAGGCTCTGTCTTCTTTCATCAATTCCCTTACTTTTTTTTCTTGGGTAGCTAAATTATCTATTTTGACATTTTCTTCCATGATTTCTAAACCCAATTGATTTATTTTAGATTGTAGGTATTTTCCAGTTACCATTTGACTGCAGAATGGGCAAGGCCCTTCTCCGCTTCTAGTAAGTTTTTGAATCTCTGCATTTAGCTTATCAATAATTTTTTTATGAGAATCTCGTTGAAATAAAATAGTATTTATTTCTGCTTGACGATTAGCAAAAATATCGGCTAATTCTTTTCTATTTGTAGTACTATTGATTAAGGAATCTCTATGATCTTCCTTTTTATCTATTTCTTCTTGAATTTTATTTATTTCATTTGATATTTCTAGTCTTTTTTCTCCCAATGATTTCTTTTTATATGATAAATCTTGTTCCCAAGATATTAAACAAGCTGTTCTTTCGGATTCAAAATTATCTATAGGAATCCTATAGGAGGTAGATCGAATTCCGGTAAGTTTGCCTGTTTTATTCTCTAAAGAACGTTCCAATTCAAACACCAGGGACTGTAATGCTTTTGCCGATTCCCCGGCTTTCCGACTACCCTCCACAAATCTATCTAATCCCCTTATATCTGTCAGAATTTTTGCTCTATCAGCAGGACGGAGATCAGGAAACGACATAAAGTCTCTACCAAACATTACTGAGCATTGAAAGGAAATAAAATTCATTTGTATGATTTTTTCTAAATGAATCTGTTTAATTTGGTACGTTGAATTTTTTAATAATTCTTCTTCTTCTTTCCAAATTCTAAGATTAGGAGTTTTCTTACGTTCGATGCTTCTTTCTATTTTATAATTGATTTCGTTCGCTTTAAGTAAAACTTGGATTACGGCTAATTTTGATTTTTTATGTATGATTTCATCTTTATATCTATTCTTTCTACAAAGTTCCCCGAATAATCCATAAGTTAACGTCTCTAGTAGACTTGACTTTCCACTGCCATTTGACTTACTTTTTTCGTCATCTAAATTTTTTCCATCAATTTGAACGGCCATCCCTTCGTAATTAGAAATTGCAAATTCAAAAGGTTTCTTAAACGTCATAAACCCTTTTCCAGATATATTTATAATTTGTATTAACATTTTCTCTCCGGATTTTGGCTAGGAAGTAACGACCAAAGAAATTTTTGAGAATGTATTTTACAAGAAAATACCCTCATTTCTGATACCATTTTATCTCGTATTTCTGATTCGAATTCATCTATACGTTTGCTCATCATCACAATAGAAGTTATTTCCTTTCTAGGATTTTCTTCTTGATCCTCTTTTTTAAATGGTAAAGGTTGTACTTCAAAAATGATTTCCCTTTTTCTTTTTATTAAAAAAGGTCGTTTCATGATTTAAATATTTCAATCCCTGTCCTTATCAAATCATCAATATTTAAATCCGTTCCTTCGGAATTATTTTGAACATATAAATTTATAATGGAATCATCATCTTCAATTATATTTTCAGGAATCTGAGATTGACGTTGTTTTACTATTTGAACTTGGAAGGAAATTCCCCTAGCACCCGCACCTTGTAATTTAGATCGGATGTCATTTTTGATTTCTGTGTTCCATTGGGAGGCTGGAACGTCCCCGACCACTCTGATATAATTGCCTTCCAAGCTGGTTGCTTTATCCCACTGGTCAGGAAACGATTTAACATCCAATGATTTGAACTCTGGATATTTAAGTTTAATTGGGGCAAGTTTTTTGGTTTTAGAATTAAGCACCCAGATAAATCGGTTCTGTCCTTCGTCAGAAAAACGTATTTGATAAGGGCTTCCAACATATTGGACATTCCCACACATCTGGACTTTATGAATATGGCCCGAGATGTAGAGTGTTCCGGGGTTGAAAAAATATGAATCCATTCTTCCGGGTATTTCTCTTCCTGTTTCATAAGTTACTCCAGGGATTTCTTGATGAAAAAATACTATGTCGGGATTTTGAGAATTTATTCCTTTCAAATTTACTAAGAAATCTTCAAATTTTCTTTCATAAGGAATAAATCCAATTTTTACTCCGTCTATTCTAGTAATCATTTGAGTTAACGTTATCAAACAAAGATCAAATAATTTAGCAATAGGATATTTGGGCAAGTTGAAATCATGATTACCGAGCAACGCTGTATGCAGAACTTCTCCTTTTTCTATTTCCGATAACATTTTGTTGCATTCAATAAGTAAGTGGGAGGGAACTTTATCTTTAAGCTCAAATAAATCTCCGAGGGAATAAACCCATTTAATTTCAGGATGACTTCGTAAAATATCTATGATTTGTTGAAAAATATTTAATCCTTCTACTAAACGAGAATTTAGTCCTGTTTTTTCATCAACTTGTTCGAACTCTTTACGTTCATGAAGATGAAGATCAGAAAATATGAGTGAATCTGGAAGTATATCAAAGGGAGATGATGGTCGGAGTAGTTTCCTCATTTAATTCCCCATCGTGCTTTTATTATTCTCACTCGACATTCAGGATTGGCCCATTCTAAAATAGATGCTTCTTTTATTTTGGCTTTAACTTCTGGGGAACGTTTTTGTCCTTTTCTAAGGTCCTTCATCCTTTTTCTATATTCAGGATCTTTCCATTTTTCTTTAAGATATTCGGACCTTCCGTCTTTATAGTTAGGGTCCTTTCTTCTTATTTCATTAGATGATAGTATTTTAACCCTGTGTTCTGGATTTTTCCAAGTATTTTTTCGAATTTCTGATAACATAGATTTTGTTTCTGGATTGGATAGTCTATCTTTATGTATTTTAGACATTCTTTCTTTATATTTAGGATCTTTCCAAAGCTCTTTATTAATTTCTATCATTTTAGTTTTGTATTCAAGATTTTTCCATCTCTTTTTGCCATTTTCTATCATTTTTGCTATAGCTTCTTTAGTGTGTTTCATCCCTTTTCTAGAACCTGCATATCTACAAATATCGTATCCATAATTAGGATCATATGATTTATAAAAATCTTTCCAATATTGTTCTCTGGGAATTAATTGATTTAAATCATCAATTGATTCTTGTATCATTAATACAAAATTTTTCCTACCGTCCAAATTAAAAGCATATTGAAGGTGAGGAGAATGATGAATCCCTTTACGAAGGAGACCCAAATGGTCTTTCCATCTTTTTCTAAAGTTTTCAGCAGACCCTATATACATTTTTCCATTTACCATATTTACAATTTTATATATACCACCATAAGTGGGCATTATTAACTTTCTCAAATTATTTTCCTTTGACGCATTTGAGGATTCAAAAATTGAAACCCATACCTTGCTAAGACGTATGCATCGCATAAATTATCATCATCGAAGTCTACCCCAAATTTCTTATGCACTGATAAAAGCATAAGGTCTTTTTTTGAATTTCCTTTTCCAGTTACAAATTTTTTTAATACAGTTGGAGGAACGATGATAAAAGGATAATTCGCCATAAATAAATCTCGTTTTATTATTCCTGCAAGCTCTCCTAATTGAAATATACTGATTGTTTTGGTGATACCAAAAGCAGGACCTTCTATCATTATTAGATCAGGTTTAATCTTACCAACGGATAATCCAATACTAATTGCTATTTTTGTTAATCTTGGTGTATTTTCCTCTTTGGAAGAAGATGTTATGAGTCGTTGTTCTACAATTTTTTCTTGGGAATCTACAGCTACCAATCCAGTTGCACATAACGATAAATCTAGTCCCATCACTATACTCATGGATTTTTCATCCTCCTTGGTTCCCAAAGAATTCAACCAAAACAACTTCACCATCCAATGATTTAGCCGTTAATTCTTTTCCGGGGAAATATTTCAATTTAATTATAGACCAAAATAATCCCCGTATAGATTTCAAAGCCTCCGTCTTCCATCTTACTTCTTCTTCTCTTCTTTTTGATTCTACTACTGTATGACTAGTTATATCTAATTTCACTATATTAATTTGATCTACCATTATATCTGATATGGAAAACATCAGTTTTTTCCAACCAGATAATTGCAATAAAATTATTTCTTGAGGTTGAACGGGGGTTCCTTTATATTTCCAATTTGGTAATTGTAAAAGTATGGCCGATCCGAATAATTCTTTAGTCAAATGGGTTAAAAACAATTCCCATCGTTTTTCTTCAACGCTAGGACTTAAATTGACTACATTATTTTCATTCATATTAATTCCTACTTTTTGGGACACGTTCAGTTTGAAATTTTTCGTCTATTTCTGTCCACATATTTATAGTTGCATCTTTAAGTTGTCCTTGTAAATTGTTTTGTTCAATATGGGCAATAGCTTTATCCAAACTTTGGAAACTCTCTGTAACCGCCCAGTAGGTAGTCATAGCAGAATTTTCTTTGATATAGATTAAGTTAGCTCTAATATCGTCGATACCATAGTCGAAAATAATATAGATATCAGCTTCTCTATATGGAACATCAATAGAACTTTTAATAACTTTTACTTTAGAATGAACCCCTACGGCTCTTTTTAAATCTTTCCCTCCCAATTTTATTGTCTTTTCTACTTTTCCAATTTGGGTTACTGCTAATCTTAAAGATGCTAAAAATGGTATAGCGTATCCTCCAGCTGTTTTTGTTTTTGCTTGACCAGGCATAGGATCTTGAACATCTTGTACCTGATTTGTAAAAACTATCAATTTAGTAGGATCTGATATAACTGCTACTGCTTTTCTACAAAGTTGGTGAAGCTCTTTGGCTCGGGCACTCCCTCGTTTATCTCCCTTTTCCTCTTCCAATTCTGATAATAAAACTGCTACGCTGTCTATGGCTACCAAATTAATACAACCGTTCTCAGATTCTGGAGAACTCATTATTAATTCTTGAGCTTCTTTGATAAGTCTAGGACGATGTAAATTATCGTCGGTGATTTTTATTCCCATATTTTTTATAAATTCTGGTTGCATTCTTCTTTCTGCATCTCCTATATCAGCACGTCCTCCTTTGGATTGGGCATCGGCGCACATTTCTCCTATAATGGTAGTCTTACCCCCCATGGGGAGTCCTGCTAATTCCATCAATATTCCTCCAGGTATACCCCCTCCCCTTCGTATACGACCACTTATAGCGAGGTCTACTAGGGTAGACCCAGTAGAAATTACTTTAGACATATTTAGTTTTTCTTCTTCAGGTTCTTTAGTAGCTACCAATCCTTTAGCAATATCTTGAATCTTACGTTTAATCAATGGCATTCTGATCTCCTTTTAATAAAACTCTCCATTTGTTGTATAAATCCCTCTTTAAAAAACTAGAAAATCCATAATCCATGCATATTCCCTCAAATACATTGAAATCTAATTTATCTGGTACTAAATCTACGGGGGTTGATTTTTTATGGGGGAGTTTTACTAAGGAATAATTAAAAGTAGGGTCAAAAGCATGTATATCTTGATATTTTTTGGAAGAAACTCCTAATTCTGATTTTAGATATTTTATAGCAGTTTTTTCACCAACTCCCACCACTCCCTTCACGGAGTCAGATGAACACCCTGCGACCGATTTAACGTAGTACCACATATTGGGATCTATTCCTTTTTCTTCTATGAAATCATCTTTAGAGTAAATTTTCTTTTCTCTTGGATTATAAATAGACACTTTTGAATTTAGCAATTGATATAAATCTTCGTCCGAAGTTACGATATAGGTATGATCAAATTCCCAAGCATGGTCATTAGCTATATGAGCAATAATATCGTCTGCTTCTAATCCTGTTTGAATAAAATTATTTTGAAATCCTAATTTAGGAAGAACTTTGGTACGAATCTCTGTAAATTGGGGTTTACCAGAACGAATTATATCTTCCATCTCGGGATCTTCAACTTGAGGGCGTTTTTTATAATCGGGGTAAACGTCTCTACGATATGATTTTCTAGAATCCCAAGCAAATGTAAATCGAGGTTGTTCAAAATCTTCGGATAACTTTAAAATCTCTCTCATGAAACCAAATATAACTCCAGTGGAGTGTTCCTCATAAGAAAGTCCCATCATTGATAACATGGCTCTATATGCTATGAAATTAGAATCAATTATTAAAAGGTTGCTCAAATTTTTTCCTTAATTTTTACGTTTGGTTTCAATTTTATCTCTTTCCATTAGTATGGTGGTCGGGAGTGCCTTCACCCCAAGACATTTGCTTGGTCAGCACGTTTACCATCCGTGTCTCGCTATCGACGGGCGACAACAATCCCCGCTACTCAAGCAAGAACACTCCCAACCTACGTACCAGTTTCAGCAGCCGACTCACTGCTTAACGCTCCCTGGTACGATTAAAATGGGGAAGCGGCCCGACCGTTAGTTGTAGTTGTCGCGCTACCACCACAGACCCTAGCCACCTCCCCATCTCGTAGATGGCTATGGAAACTTTCTCTCCATATTTAATCCCCCTGAAAAGGACTAGGGAAAACCATCTTTAATCTTTTACTTCTCCAGTTACTATTACCCAATCATTTCCTATCATATCTCCTTCAGATACCAAGAGCCTTGATATACTTCCATCTTTCTTTTTAATGGATAAAAATCCGTTGTAAAGAAAGATGAATACATTAGGATTATCCCACTCCAGTTTGGAAACTCTCCCCCCAAGAATGATATTTTGAATAGCTTGAGAAAAGTTCATCGTTTTTCTCAAAGGTGTTTGTTTCATTACTTTATCCCCTGGGCCTTAGACCACGCCGAGGTCCTGTAGCAGGAGCCGGTGCCGGAGCCGCTGTTGCAGCCGGTCTAGGTGTAGGTCTAGGGGTTGCCGGGGCTGCTGGAGTAGGACGGGGAGTGGGTGCCGCAGGGGCTTCTGCCTTGGCTGCATCTAATTTATCTTTCTCAGCCGAGCAATCATCCCAAATGGGACAAGCAGCACATTCGTTATACTTTTCACAATCCTCCCCAAATACTCCCCCTACGGGACAAGTTTGGGCACCAGCCGTACCCGGAGCCGCCGTTGTTTGGACTCGCGGAGTTGCACGGGGGGTAGGAGTTGGATTAACAGCCGGGGCAGGTGTCGGAGGTTCCGCAGCAGGAGCAGCTACCCTGCTTCTCAATCGAGATTCTGCCGGAGGGACTACTACAGGCTGAGGAGGGGGTAATTCCTCTGTGGGTGCTATATCCCCTCCCCCTGTTCCTTGAAAAGCCTGGTTAATTTCATCATATGTAGCATAGTTAATGCATTCATCTAATACGAAAGCAGCGTCAAGAACTTCATCAGGAATGACATAATTCCTATCTACAAACTTATGGGCAAGAAACTCTGAATTCCGTTTGGTCCCCTTACGGGTAAATGAAATGGACTTTCCGGTATCTGGATCAGAGAAAGCTACGTACATATCGGTGGATTTTCCGGCCCCCCGAGTAGGAGTTTTAGCCAAAGGAGCAATATGCTTTTCCATAAACCAATGGGCGGCATCGAAGATTTGAACTCCCTTACCCTCTTCTTTTTCACTATCATAGCAAAGGATGTTATAAATACTTCGACGCTTGGGGGTAAGTTCTTTCACCAATTCTTCATCGTAATCTTCCTGTCTGCGAACTTCTTCACGATATTCGCAGATAGGGCATTGCTTGTTGTAGTTACGGGCCTGGCAAACATATGCATCTTGGTTAACCCCCACTCCGTAATGAACCCAAAGAATTAAAACGTAGTTGGGTTCCCCCGGTTTGGTATTAGGATCATGGTTTCCTGCGGGAAAGGGAATAATATCAATGATGTGTTCCCCTTCTCCACATTTCCAAAGTTTACTAGCAAATTCATCTTTGAAAATGTTCTTAAACTGACCAGAATCATCTCTTTTCTCATACGATTCTTGAGTCTTTCTTGCAAGGGCTTCCTTCATCGCTGCCCTTCGATCAAGATTTGCCATTTTTGCCCTCCTCCCCTTTCGGGGTGTTATCCTTGAACAAGTCAAGGAGTTTTTGGGTGTATTTAATCTTAGAGTCCCACCAACTGTTCAAACAAGCGGTTGATACCACTCTTGTAACAAGATAGATCATCATCATTGCTATTGGTATTCCTATTAAGAAACAAACTACTTGTAACCAAATTGGTATATTGGTCATTCGACTCTCTTTCTGATCCGAAGGAGAGACTTTTGATGTTCCGTAGCATCATCGGCTAATTTTCCTATGCCTTCATTATTTAATTTAACTTCGGAAAAGTAGCCTGAAATATATAATGCTACCAGTTTCTCCAACATGGATCTACGTTGGTCTAGTGCTTCTTTCGCCGCACTATAAATATTGACGGCGTATTGAGCATCTGAAACGGCCTTCTCTGCTTGATTTACCTCCTCATTGGATTCTAATGCAGCATTAATAGATCCTTCAGTAACTTTATCAATTCCGTATTCTCCAGGACGTGACCTGATGTCAATATTCGTATTAGCTTTAACGACTGAAGTTTTACGTTTGGCTTCATCTCTGACTCTGACAGCCTCAGCATATTCTACTGACCATTTCATAAAACGCCTTGGCTGGTCGAGGCAAGCGGTGGATAAATCATTTTTATCAATTTCTAAATCTTGTTCAATTTCGGTGATTTCTATATCAGCCATTTTTTCCTCCCAACATATTGGTAAAAATATTTTTATACAATTCTTTCATACTTTCGGCAGCTAAAGTACTTTGTAATAAAGAAGCCGTGGATTGAAGTACGGCTATCTTTTCTGCTATATCAAATTCATTCAAATCTTGAAGATTAATAAGGATTTTTGCCACTCCTTCATTTATTTTTATAATATTCATTAAATTAAAGTTGATAAATATACGGAGCTTATAAGTCCAGCTTTTCCGCAATCATAATAATTATTTGAGAATTCTGATATAAGCTGAGCTACTCTCTTACCGTTATCATGATTTCCATTTATAAGAACAGAAGAAAGATAACCTAAGATTGCACGTCTAACACTTTCTGGCTCCTGTTCGATATTTTTAAGCATAATTGATAATTCTTTCCAACGAGCCGGACCTGGCTCCTTAGCCATAATCTTACGACAAAGCTCTATGATGGTCGTTTCATCAGGAGTATTTTCATTAATAGCTTCAAGCTGTTTTTCTTCTTCTTTAATATCAATAATTTGGTCTAGAATAACTAGTGCTTTTCTAGCACATCCTTCTGCGGAAAATAAAATAGCATTTTTCACTTTTTCGGATAATTGAACCCCTTCGGATTCCAAAATCCAATTTACTAATGATATCATATCATGTTTACGAAGGGGGGATACGGTATATATGGTGGATCTAGTTTTTATTGTATTTAAAAGTTTTTCTGGCTCAGTTGTACAAAGAATAAAGTAAACCCCCTTTGGGGGTTCCTCTAAAATTTTTAGCATTGCATGTTGGAAATCTTTGGTTGCTGTATGACAATTATGGGCCAGAATTCCATTTGCAAAATAAGATGGATGCCCGTCTATTTCTAAATCGTAGAATTCGACATACCCTTGATTTCTTTCTTTATTAGAAATAATACCTCGGAAAGATTCGTCATTATTTCCTGATTGGTAAATCTCAATACTTTCCACCCCAATTCTTTTAGTTTCTCCTCCTTCTTTTTGTCTCTCAATATAGGATCTCTCCCATTGTGCCCAGGCCCGTCCACTTCTATCGCTATTTTCAATTTGGTATTTCCTATATCCACTTTGTAGTTTGGAGGATATCCCAAATTGAGCTCCTTTTTTGAAGAATGTCCTGTAAGGATCACTACTTCTGTTTCCCATCCTAGAGATATTGATAACAAAGTTTGGGGTTCTGTTATTTTTCCATTCCCTCCCCTTTTCCCCTTCCAAATATGAAGGGTTCCGTTCAATCGTTTGGTAGACATAATTTTTTCCATTATTATTGGGTTTTGAGAAGGGTTGTTTTCTAACATTCTCAAGGAAGATTCTAATCTCATTCGATCCTTCGTTATTTGAGGAATTTTTTTCCATCCCTCTTTCATCTTTCGTATTCTCTCTGGATCTGACTTCGCCTTTTTTATTTGGGGAAGAGACTCCCGGAATAGTGCCACACATCGACGAGAACAAAATCTCCTCGTCCTTTCGGAGAGGAATTTTATCAAAAAGGGAGCTTGGCACCATTCGCAAAGTTTCGTTTCTTCCATTTGGAAGACCCCCTTGTTTAAGGATGTTCCCCATTATACTACTATCGAGTCCGAAAGTAAAATATTTTTTAAGATTTTTGGCCGGAACCCACTCTCCAGAGGGGGTAAAAAATAAATGATCTTCGCTGCAAATAATATTACGGCCATCATTAAAATTTATTTTTACCACTCTATTTATAGGAACTGTATTTTTGAAGGTATTTTTTACTTTACAAAATCCCCCCATACCTTGTACTTTGTCTCCTATTTGAATATTTTCTATTGGTACTATTCCTTTATCGCTGCATATAGTGGTTCCTCTAGCGAAACATTCATCAAGAACTATAACTCTTACATCTCCATATAAAGGTTCAAACTGGCAACTTGCTATAATATCTCTAGCAGTATCAATCCCTCGCATATCAGAAATATTATGTTCGATATAATCCATATCGTTACAACCTAACATTTTAGCGATTATTCTTGCAAGTGTGGTCTTTCCGTTTCCAGAGGGTCCTGAAAATAAAATCGTTTTTGGTTTATCCTCTCTTGCTAAAATTGACTTTAAACTTTCTTTGATAGCTTCGTTACCAAAGAATTCCTCCAGTGAGGTGGGCCTGTACGATAGAGAAAGCGGCAAGGTATCTCCTCCTATCTATTCTACAAGAAATTAGGGTAAATCAGGTTTTACTCCTCTGAATAATCTTTTTTCGTATGCCATGGACCGTCTATCTCCGTTACACTTATCTCTGATATTAATGGAATACATATCCATGGATTATTTTTCAATATGTCCTCAGTCATAACTCTTTTGGTAGTATTTGCTATATATTTTAATTCATCTGGATGAATATCTCCTAAAATTTCGTCGTGAATTTCTCCTATCCATTTAGATTTCCATTCTTCTTTTATACGAAGATCATTGAGTCTATTACAAGATTCCAATAGGCAGTGAAACGCTGTTCCCTGAATAACAGTATTTATGATCTCATTCTTCTTCAAGAATCCCCTTCTGCGGAATCCATGCATCATTTCTACATAACCATTTCTTTTGTATGAATTAATTAATTCTTCTTGAAATTTCTTTACCCCTTTATACTTTTTCCAAAATTCTTGTTCTGCCTTTTGAACCCTCATCATAGGTAGATCATGGTATCCCCTACTAACTAAGTCAGCATGTATATTCTTGAAATATGATCCGTAAAATTCTGCAAATACAAAAGCATTTTTGGCATCAAATCTATGTGTTTTAGCGTCAAATCCAGATAGTTGTAAAAAATCTGACCACTCTTGGTGTATATCTGCTCCTTGTTCTCTCTCTTTCATTAAAACTTTATCTTTTGAATAGCATGCTATAATTCCTACTTCATGACCTCCGTAATCCGCAGCCAATATGATATTTCCAGGAGAAGGAATCATTCCCCCTCTTACCATAATCATAGCTTCTTTATCTCTTTTGGGAATGTTCTGAAGATTAGGCGAATCAGAGTTATGAACGCATATTTCGTTAGCTATAAAATTTGAAAATTCCTCTACTTGGATATCATAAACTTCCGAAAATAAATTAATATCTTCTATTTTGATTATAATATGATTTTTGGTAGTAAAAGAGCCAAATTGATTCCCCCATTTTCTTTGATAATATACCCCGTAAATTTTTGATAATCTTTGAGTTTTATAATAATTAAATCCTAATAATTCTATAGCTGCACTAGGTCCTTGTTTTAATATATTTATCAATTTATTTTTACTTATAAATTTCCCATTTCTATCCCACCTAGATTTTACCACAAATAAATCAATTTTTTCTAATTTAGAATGGTATTTAAAAGTACTAAAATCAAATTCTTTTCTACCCGTTACTACTCCTTTTCCTATGACCAGTAGTTTTAGTAATTGGTACCTACTTATTTTTTTATAATTATGATTTTCCTTTCCAATTTTATATGTTATTTTACCTTCTTTATGTAATTTTTTCATGGTAATAGTTCCACGCAAACGAAGGGTTTCCTTTGGTACTTTATTCATATGTAGTGCACAATGGGAATTTTTAGTGCGCTTTTCCAAGTTATTCGGAATATTGTTAAAATGATTTTCATCTTTATGATGAACAATATCTCCTAATTCTAACTTTTCTATTAATTGATCATATACTAGTACTTGATCTGCAATAGGAATATTTCCTGTAAAATAAACTCTATCGTCCCCTGTAGTTCTACCCATAGACAACACGCTAAATTTGGGAGATTTTTTAGATTGATTCGCTCCTCGTAAATCAAATTTTAATAAATTTTGGGCTTCTACATATTTTCCACTAACAGTTCTTACCAAATGCTCAGGGGTTAGATCTAAATACCCCCTTTTTTTCCATTTTTGACCCGATTGCCAATGAATTCTTATTACTTTTTTGACTCCAGTTTTCCCCGCCCAAAGAACTTTTCTTATGGCTGGTTTTAAATTATTATCATAACAATAGACAAAATCTCCTTCTTTGATATCTTCTATAGGAATTCCTTTAGAAAATTTTGATACATCCCGAACTACTTCAATTATTGTTCCTTTAGCTATGCAACTACTGCGGTAGGTCCTCACTAAATGTAAATTAAAATTAGAATGTAATTTTTTATCAACTTGTAATTCTAATATTCCGTCAATATATGTAGTTTTTAATTTATCTAATTGTCTCTTTTTAACCAAGTTTTTAGCAAAGGGAAGATCCAAACTTTCCAAAACATCCTTATCCACAGACTCATTATCTTTTTCAGTTCTTTTGACCGATTTAATTCCAAGGTAATCAAAAAATAATTTTTTCAAATCGTCTGGGGAACCTAAATTTATATCTCTCCCCATTTTTGATTTAAAGAGATTAGCCTCAGATGTACGAAGAAGTTGTTTTTCAAGAAAGGATAATCTCTTTTCCAATTTAACTTGAGTATCTTGGTAGTATTCCGTATTAACCGTAATTCCTGTCATTTCCATATCAGAGAAAGTTAAAATTCCTTTATGAAATAAATCGTAGGCTCTTGAAGCTGCTTCTGATTCTTTATTACCTTTATCTAAGAAATCCCATTGCTTCTCAGCCAATCTCATAGTGAAATAGGCGTCCAGTCCGTTATATTTCAATAGTTCATTTAACGGACATTTTTGCATAGAATTAAATTTAGTTCCGGGGGCAGCTTTTTTATATTTTGATACTTCTCCTCCGTATTCATATCCCCAATTTATAAATGTTTGAAAGTCTAGCCCGGTAAATTGAGGACGTTCGTCAACGATGTGGGAGAATACCATCGTATCCCAATACCATCCTTTTGGTTCTTCTCCGATTATTATTTTACTCCAAGGGTGCTCCATCTGAATATTTTGAGCTACTTTTAAAATATCGGGGTCCGAAAGTACCCTGCGCCACGCCGTATTTACCCTATCTAACTGTCCTGATTCCCACGCTCCGGGGTAGTTACCGGGGAAGGAATAGGCTAGATCCTCCCCGTAAATAGCGACAGCCGTAGACACAATAGAGTGTCCGGGGAAGTAGGGACGAATTCCCGTAGTTTCATAGTCAAAGGCTATCGTAGGTTTTTGATCTTTAATAGTTTTTAATAAATTTAAAACTTCATCTACGTTGGTCAAGCATTTTATTTTTTGGGAATAATCTATTTCTTCTATATCAGGAAGATTCGAGTTTATTTGTTCCATTGCCCATTTGAGATCTAGTTTAAAAATAGATTCTGCATCTGGATTTCTAATAACAAATGAAGGATGGTAAAGGGGAATAATCCAAGCCTTTATTTGAACGTCGGGAATACAAAGTTTTCTCCAACGTCCGATAGATAAATTGGTAGAAATTGGTTGAGTTCTATTCATGAAAAACGCTTCTACTGCTTTTGCCCCAAAAAGTATGATGTATTTTGGTTGGTATTTCTGAATAGCGGAACGCCACATAAATTCACACGCTTTTAATTCCCTAGTGGTTGGAGTTCGATTGGTTCCCTTATCCGTAGCAGTACGACAAGCAACAGCATTAGTTTTCCAGAAATCTCTATCTAAATCGTACCCCATAGTCCGAAAACATTTACGAAGAAAATGGCCAGTATCACCCACGAAAGCGTTATTTAACTTATCCTCTGTTTCACCAGGAGCCTCCCCTATTATTAAAGTTCTGAGTAACCCTTCCCCCGTGGGGGGAATCTTAGGGGATAAAACTTTTTTATGCAATCCGCACGCATCGCAGCCTATGGCACCTCGGATTGTTTTTGGTTGAACACTTTTAGATTGTGTAGGTAGGTCGAAGAATCCGTTCATTTATTTCCTCTTAGCTAAAAATGCTATTTGTCTGACAATATTTATTGGGGGCCACTCTAAAATCACCCCTGCTTTTTCCATAGTTTTGGTTACATCTATTCCCATGGCTTCTGGTATATAAATGGCTTCATATCCTTCATCTTTACGAGGAGGGAAACTTGAATATTCATCAGTATAATTTAGAAAATAGTTAACTTTCATTTTTAATTGTTTTCTAGCGGAATTTTGCCAATAAAGAAGGTTTCTACATTGTCTGTCTGTCCAAGTAGGATGAAGATATTTCATTTTCTCCGTATGGGATTTAAGATTGAATTCATTTATTACCGCATATATTCTATTTTGTAAATTAAATATTTTATTAAATAATGGGGCAATTGGGGGACAATCTATTCTATTAGAATCAAAATTAGGGCATCCTTTTGGATGATCGGGATAGGGTAGTTTACAAAATACTCTAGTTTTTAAATCTACAATTGGGATAATTACTATTAATTGAAATTTCCAATTATCATTAGCATTAGGATTTATATTGAAAAATCCTTGCATCCTATCTCCATTTTCTATTAGGTATTGTATACACTGTTTTCTTTTTCCAATCAAATCCGTATACGGAATCGTCATGACTAAGTGAATCAGGTTTTTGTTTTATAATTAATTTAGGGAGTTCTTTACTATAAGTTGGTTCTCCTGTTTTAGCATCAAATTTTAATATCGTCCTTTGTAAATATACTTTCCATTCTAAAGGGGTTCCATAATCAGGATGATAATTTGGTAATTGTTCTTTTATTCTTTTAATAAAACTTTTGTATCTTATATATTTTTTAATATTTGATAGTAAAGACATTATATTCTCTCCAAATCTACATTAACTTGTCCTATTGTAAATTTATTTTTGATATCCCCAAAAGTAGTGGTTTCTATCATATTTATAGTTATACTTTCAATTCTAACTCCTGTTACTAATGAAAATTCATCTATATGATGCATAACTGCTTGTTGAATATTTTCTTCCATACGGGATTTTCTTCTTCTAATTTCTTCTAAATCCATTATTAATCCTCCTTCCAAGCTATAGGATCGTGCCCTTTTTCTTTGTATATTTCATTTGCCAAATATTCGAATTGAGGAAATTTTTTTATGAAAGGTTTTACCATTTCAGAAGTGCAATGGCCACAATCTCCCCCATGGGCTAACCAGAATAAATTTATTATGAATTTAGCGGTTTCTTCATCCATTTTTATTTCCCTTGATAAGGATCTTCAGAATGAACTCCATGGCAAGTGGTCATGATAGTAAGAGGTTTTTTCCTTTTCCCTTCCAAAAATTCTGTATCTTTGAAATCCAAAATTGGAATTTTCCCAGCGTAGAAACTTTTACATCTTGGGCATAATTCCCCTTCCCCTCGTTCAAGGGAGGGGGGATTTGCAATTGTTCCGTCTCCCATTTTTCCAGCCATAATTCTTCCTCCGTTTTCATGATATATGGAATTTCTGTAATTACCCCTTTATCTGCCCAATACCATTGTTCATCGAATTCTACCCAATTTGGATGTTTCCAACTACCTATTATATTCATCATATAAACACATGTAGGAGAGTTACATCCACATGTAGTATTCGGAACGTAAATGCTAACCATGGCATGTTTTTCTATCCGACCGCATCCAGGACATTGATATAAAATGTACCCTGCTTGAATATCTGTCATATATACTCCCCATCCGTTGGGACCGGGGACTATTTCAATTATTCCAGGAAATCTCATATTTACTCTTGCTTGCTCATAGAAGCAACCATGATATGTTGAAACTTTTCAGAAGAAAATAAAAGGGACTTCTTAGTAGGAGATAAACGGAATTGACGAGTAATTCCAAGAATCTTTTTGAAAAAATCAGGTTGTACCTTAATTTGCATTCCTTCTTCGAAGAAATCCTTTTTCCATTCCACTCCATCAATAATCTCTCCAGCTTCCTTTCCTGCCCTAATTTCTAAATTCCCCTTTGAATAGGAAAGAAATACTCTGGACAAGGATTCCCAATTATCTCCTTCTCCACTAGCTAAAATTTTAGCTCTTTCCAACGGAGCTTCCATTCCTTTTGGAAACTCTAAAGGATCGGCTTTCATATCAAATTTCATAGATTCAAATAACCCCGTAATCTTCTTGAAGGGGTAATCCCCTGCTAAAATGCGAGAACTATATATAGGACCACCTTCATTTGAGAAATGAACCCAAGCTTTTGATAAAGCCATAATTTCAAATACTGGTTCTAATTTTAAAAGTCCCTCCACTGTCTTGATAGGAAGAGTAAATGCGCTATTCACCGCTTCTAACATAGTATATACAGATACACGGTAGTTATCAGTAGAAACAGCTTTATTTTCAAAGAAATGAACTCCTGCGAGAGGCCCTAAAGCTGGTCCTGTTCCAGCCCCGAAGGAGCACAATTCTAATCCCACTTGGAAATCTTTGGGGAGGTAAAACCATTCTAATCCGTCCGTTTGAACAGCCCAAGCCCTCTCAAGAGAACTAGTTATTTGTTCCTTTTGAAGAGGGTTCATTTTGAGAGTAGTTCTTCCCCCCTTAATTTGAAACTTTCCCTCTTCTGTCAATTTCATATCTATTTCTTCAGCGTCCATTTTGGATAAAACTTTGTATAATTCCTCTGCTCGTACTGCTGTTCGAATTTTTGTTTCTAATGGAAATGATACGCTGATATCTTCCTTGTACGAACGAACCCAATCTTCATCGAATAGGATAAAATCCGATCCAATTGCACTAGACTTGTCAATTCCCATCATTACGGATTTAATGGCTAGTAATAATTCAGACTTTTTCATTTTTTTGCCTCCATTGATTTAGATTCTTCATTTATAAGACGATTTAAATACCATTGGGCTTTCTTTAAATCCTCTAATTTTTTCCCTTTATGAGGAGCACGACATAAATATTTTACGACATTGCCTCCAAGAAAATCTAATTTTTGATCTAATATAAAATCAATAACTTCAATTTTCCCAGTAGTATAATGAGATGGATGATTAATTTGATCTTTCATTCTCCTTCTCCTCCTACAAAAATATCGTCAAAAACAATAAGAAACGTTTTCTTAAATCTTTCTAGCATAGGAATAGTAATCTCTCTCATTTGAGGATGAGCTTTCGAAGAAGTTCTCAAACGAAAGAAATGCCGCCATTCACGAATATTAAAGGTGATTACAATTTCCGTTTTCAAACTATTAGGAAGCACCGATCGAGCTTCTTGGGGATTAGCATTATGTTGAAGCAACTCCATATAAGAATTTTCAGCAGTTTGGCACGCTGTATACCAATGATAAAAACGAGTTCCTGAATTTAATGGTAAATTTTCTGCATGCATTTTTCCAATGGCAGCGTCCTTGGTATATCCTTTTAAAATAAGATCATTAAATGTTTCATAAGCTATTTGATACCAAATAGGCAGAATAACCGTTATTTCTTTACTATTTCCATAGTTACAATATCGGGTAGATTCTTGACTATAGCTTGCTATTCTATGACGAACTATTTCATGAGATACACCACGATCACAAATTACTCTAACTGTTATTTTTTCATGCTCAAGAACCGATTCGTGCCCGTTTTTTATAATCATTTGAACAAATTTAGCCGCAGAATCAATCGTTATTTTATCTTCTGATTTATAGCAAGTTCGTCCATACTTTTCTAATTTTGCGAGTAAATCATCTCCGTGATAATGATATTTTGTTTCATACCTTGGGCACTCTATTTCTTCATCTTCAAATTTCCACCAAGGAGAGATAATTTTCATTTCAATCTCCTATTTTAACATAAGAATAAATTTCTCTTTTTTCCACAGGACAAAGTTTATCTTTAAATATTCTCAAGCTTTCTATCCCCATAATTCCTCCATCATTAACTAATTTATTTTGATTCAAAATAACGGGGTCTGTATAAAATAAATATCTTTGGTATTCATTCAAAAATTTAATATTTCTAGAAAATGAAAATCGGAAGTTAATATAAAAATAATTGGAATCCCAAATATTGATTCCAAGAATATATCCATTTTTATCTACCAAAATTTTCCTATTATTTCCATTAAAAATATAATTAGTCATAACTTCATCATCATGAATTTCTTGATTTCCTTCTTTATTTTTTAACCATTCTATGAATAAATCTTTTAGTTGATTTTCATGATTATCATTCGCTTCAATATACTGCAAAGGGGAATTCCCATACCGTCCAGGAAATTTACGGATATTCTTTCGGAAAACTTGAAATTTGTTTCCAGTTAGATCTAGGAAATGACGAGGGTTATAAATATGTTCTAATTCCAAAAATTCTTTTTTATAATTAGAAGGCATAGACCAATTGGGAAAACTAGCCCATATATGAGTAGCCCAATTTTGGTAATCTCCGCTTATGCTATTTCCATTGGGGAGTAATTCCCCCGTATTCATATTTATTGGGGGGAATAAAATCCATTCGTTGTGTTTCCAATAAATAAAATCACCCGTAATTTCCTCTTTAATTTTAGCTCTTTGAAAATATTCTTCAGAGCAGGGAAAAGTAGGAATTATCTTATATTTTTTTAACAATTCCAAATATTGGTTTTTCAAATTCCCTCCATTTTTTCTGATCGAAGGATTTCTATATCAGTTCCTTCTTCAAGAATAAATACTTTTATTTTTCCTTTCATTTCAGCAGGTAAATTATCTTCCACCATCTTTTTGATTCTTTCTGATCGTTCCATGCTAATTTTTTGTTCAATTTTGATAACTATTAAATCATTTTCACGAACTTCTAATGTTTGGACACTTTTAACAAAATCAATTTCGTTCATTTTTTCCTCCATCATCTTTGTTGGTGAATTAGACCACCCACACCCAAACCAATGTTTACAGGGTCCATTTGTTTTACAGTAGGGGCAAGGACCATCTATATTATTCCAGGGTCGATTTATTTTTTTAATTATAGAATTCAGTTCCTCCGATTCGCAGATCCCGCATAGGGCAAATGGAGGTATTTCATGAATGCAATTAGAGAGTCTCATTTTTTTCCATAATTTTGATCGCGGCACGTAAGGAGCAATTGGTACATTCCAATGAGTCAAATGGTTCTTCTATATGTGAGTAAGAAATGATCTTCCATCCGTGCCCAACAAATGTGCATTTTATTCTTAAATAGAGCAACTTATACCACCACCATTGACGTTTCCACCAAATGCCCCCCACGTTGGATGGTACGGGATATACGAAACACCAAAGCCCCCTATCTTTACAAATAGTCCAACTCATCCTACTTTCCTTCTACCGCTTTCAACGCGGCTCTACAGATGGCGAGAGGAGCAGTATCGGCGTATCCCCAAAATTGCTCTCCGTGTCCCTTGTTATGGTCATCCAAACAACATTCCCATTCGCAATTTTCCCACATAATTGCTGGATGAAGATCTATGAGATGGTCCATGATATCCCATGCGGCGGCTAGATTGGTGGAGTATGACTTTATAAGCCCATCGCCCGATTGGGCGTTGTGCATACCAGCGCACTTGCAAAACCATACGGTCCCAGAAAATCCATCAATGTCACCACCGGAAAGTTTCCATGAATAGTCTTTCCTCACCAATGCAGAACACCCCATGACCTTCTCAGCCACCAGCGCGTCCATCTCCCGGCCAGCTTTCATCGTATCAATATTCATTATTTTCCTTCTTTATAAAAGTGAATTTACTTTAGCATCTATAAATTTAATAGCTTGTTCTACAGTAAAAATTTCTTCGGCCTCATTAATAAAAATATCTATTTGAAATTCTACTTCTGCTTTTGTTATTAAACCAATAATATCTAAAGAATCTAATTTTAAATCTTCGATAAAATGATCTTTTCTATCTATTTTATCTAATGGCATACCAGATTGATCGGATATAATTTTAAAAAGACGATCTTCAACAGAAATAGGTTCTATTTTCTTTCTTTTTTTCAAAATAGGATGGAGGTTTTCCTTAACTTTTTTATTTATGGGTAATAGTCCATCTCCTTTACATTTACTACAAACTTTTGAATTTCCCCCATATATAAGGGACATCCAAGTTTTTTCTTTATTAGGCATTTTTCCAGAACCCTTACAAACTTTACAAAAGTCATATTCCGCTACTGGCATATAAATTTGGAAATGTTCCATAGTCATAGTCATTTATATTGTTATTTCCCTCTTCTTTCTACTGCATCTCGAATATTGCCTACTGCTTGTTTTTGCCCTTCTGTCGCATGTTTTCTTTCTTCAACAGTTTCTGCTATGCCCAATAGAGTATCCTCTGCCCATTCGAAATCATCATCAGATATGCAATCATTTATTTCTTTTAACAAATCCTCCCATTCACATTCTTTACACATTACTTGTCTCCCTCGGCCTCTCTCTTTTTCCTTTCTTCATCTCCAGGGAAATCCTTCGTCCAATCTAACCCCCCTTTATTCATAAGTCCTGAGGAAGAGCCAGATTTAGAGGATTTTCCTCCTTTTGATGATTGGCTCTGTAACCGTTCGACTAATTTGCGACTTATAGAACCAGTTTTTCTACTCTTGCCCCCCATTTGATACCCCCTTTTTAAATTTTCTTCTCTCCCGGCCCTCTTTTACTTTAGCCCTAGATTTTGGATCAGACCAAAGTTGTTTCATAGTTTTAGATAATTTTGATTTTGATTCTTCACTATTTTGTTTTCCAGTATTAGACTCTATGTTTTTTCTTCTATATTCTGGATTATTCCATTTTTCTTTTATAGATTGAGATAAGGACTTTAACATATTTGATCTCATTTCTGGATCAGCCCATTGATTTGTAGCAGATTCTGATGCTTTTCTACTAAATTCAGGATCAGATGCTATAGTATTTGCTCTATTTAAAACTCTTTTTGATCGAATATCAGGGTCTTCCCATTCTTTTTTCCTCAGAATAGATCCAATTTGACGAGATTCTGGTGATCTCATAATTTCTAATATTTTGTCCTTAAATTTAGGGTTTTCCCACCTATCTTTAGTACTTTTAGACATTATAGCTTTTACTTCTGGGTTATCAAGTCCCTTTTTAATAGCATCTTTCATTCTATTTTTATATTCTGGATCTTCCCATAAATTTTTAACTGATTCAGATATTTGAGATATAATTTCAGGATTATCTTTGTATCTATTTTTAGTTAATTCAGATAGCTTTACTTTAGATTCCTCCGACCATTTTATCCCCCTATTGGATTCTGCTATTTCCCGAATATTATACCCATTTTCTTGTTTATATGATTCATAGTAATCTAACCAAATTTGTTCTCTAGGAACTAATTGAGTTAAATCATAAACTAATTCTATTACCATAAATACAAAAGATTCTTCCCCATATTTACAATAGGCAGATTGAATGTGTTGAGTATGTTCTCCTCTACGAAGTAACCATAAATGCCCCCTTTCCCATCTAATATATACATCTTCAGAAGATCCTATATACTTCTTCCCATTTATTCTATTAAGTATCATGTATACACCGGAAATTTTCATTTTATTCTTCTCTTTAAAATAGGGGGGATTATTTTTTCTTTCTGTAAATCCAAAATCCCCCCGCAGTCGTCGAAAATACACCCCGCCACAACTGCTTGCATATTATTATGCAGTCCATCTATCATAAAATATTTACATCCTTCTGGAAAATAGATATTAATTTTATCATTGAAATTAAATAATGCTAAGAAATCTCCTGTTCTTATTCCAAGAGGAGAAATAGAATCTGGAAGAACATCTTCTGGTTCTGTTAAGCCGAGGCCCTCCATTTCTATTTTTCTTTCGAGCAGTATCAGAGATCCGGCGTAGATATCTCGTTGAAGTATTTTTATTTCTCCCCCTCTAGTTACAAATTCAATATGCGATAAATTCTCGTCCAAAAGGTCTAACGAGGATTTATGAAAAGGGATCTTCCACTTCATTTTTTCTGTATCATAAAATTTATAAAATAACTCTTCTACTTCTTGAAAAGTTTGAGTAGGTATTCTACATTTTTTCTTACGGAGAAATTCTTCTCCTTTTTGAAGGAAAGTTATGCTATTTCCGTCTGCAGTAAAATTTGGGGAATCATAATCGCTTAGAAAAAAACGAATTGGTTCTGGAAATTCATTCTTAGTTGCCTCGAACCGAAGTATCATGGTTTTATCGCTGTTGAGAATATAAATAACATTTTCCCAACAGAATGCAGAGTTTTTTTGATTCCCTGATTGTTCCAAAGCAACTCCATATGAAAATATTCTTTCTACTTCTAATTCTCTCAAAATTGTCACCTTATTCTCCTTATCATTATGGGTTTTTCTTTTTTCTCAGCGTTTAATTTTCTATTTTTATGCCCCTCTATCATTTTAGCCCTAAATTTTGGATTTTCCCATTGATTTTTAGTTCTTTCTGATGCTTTTCTTTTATATTCAGGGTCATTTAATTTTTTTCTGATTGAATCTATCATTCTATTTCTTATCTCTGGATTATTCCACCTATTTTTAATAATCTCTGACATTCTTATTTTTCCTTCGGGGGATACTTTTCTTCCTGTTTGCCCCATTATCATATTGGAACGGGCTATGGGATCTTTCCCCGTTTTAATATTAATAATTTTGTAAATAGATGAAATCATTATAAATACTTTTCTTCTAATTCATTTCTGAGTCCCAAATTTACTCCCCTTTCCGCAATAAAGATGGCAATGAAATAATATCTTCCGTGGTTACTTTATTTGTCCATTCAAAAAATAATTCTTTTCCTTTGGTAAATACCGTTATCCAAATAGTAAAGAATAATATACCAATTTGAACAATACATTGCAAGAAAGATATAATAGTTAATATTACAGATTTAAATAACTTTCCACTCCTTTCATATAAATCTTTTCCTTCATCTTTAACCTTCATTTTATTTCCTCCATTAAATTGAAAATTCCGTTTGAATCTGACTGAAAATGCCCTCGCATAAAATGATTATCTTTTCGGAAAAATTCTAATCCCCGTCTCTTTACGGAGTTGGAGAAGGTATAAAAACATTCATCTGATTTTTTATGTTTATTTAATAGACCGATGAAACAAAATTTATTTATGCTATGATTCGCCGTCGTTCTATCGAATTTAAATTCAATTTCTGAATGATCCCTTCCAACTTCTCCACGTATAAATTCTACAATATCCGGTACTTTTATTTTGATTAATTTATTTTCAGAATATACTTTTGTAAAGTACTGCCACATGCACCAACTAAGACGGTCATCAGGGTTTATTCCGTGGTTTTCTACGTATTCCAAATCAACTAATCCTTCTCCTTCCATTATAGTTTTCTTATATGATTCTATACAATTTTTAGAATATGCGGTAGAGTCAGGGTATTTTGGTTTTCTTACTCTTTTCTTTTTTTCAACTACCATATCAAACTCTGTATGAACTAATTTGATAGTTGCTTCTACTATTCCCTTTTTGGCATAAGCTGTTATTACAAAAGATTGGACATTATCAATACTTTCTCCAGTTTCTGCATTTATTACTTTAGTCCCTGGTATGGTACCATCACTAATAATTTTCAGTTTCATTTGGTACCCTTCTTTTTCTTGATAATAACAATAGTAGATGGTTTATAATCATCTACCAAAGATTGTAAAGTTTCTTGAGGACAATTTCCACTATACTTACATTTACAAGTAGATGACCTTAAATAATTCTTGGCTGCGGTAACTAATTTCTCCGTGTAGTCCATTTATTCCTCCTCCGTAAATACTTTATTCCAAGGAATTATTTTAGTTCTTTCCAAATTACGAACTTCAAATTGTTCCGGAAATCGGATAGCAAATTCTAACTCCTCTGATTCTTTGACGAGTACAAATAAAATCATATCTGCTTCCGTTCCTCTATCGAAATGAAAACGTCCACGTCTTCTTGGGCCACTACTACCTTTTCCATTTTTTCCCTTAGACTTTATCCATTCTTCGCAAGATTTAATTTCAATTTTTGCATCTCCCACCGTAACATCATATCCTGCCTTATAATCCGGTTTAATCGGAGGATCTTTGAAAGTTTCCTCCAAAAATCGGAGAACTTGGGGTGAACCCTCCGTCCAGTGCCTAGAAAAGAATTTTTCATTTTTTCTCCCTTTATTGAAAAACTTCAAAATTGTTATTTACAATGCTTCAAAATTTAAGTTTCTTTTATTTCTAGCTTTTGCTTTTCCTTCAACGGATTTGGCAATATGTTCCGGACTAAGATGTCTTCCAATAAGGGAAGCAGATAAATTGGCTAAATATTTTGGGTTATTGCTTCTCCTTATAAACCCTTCCGCCATTTTAGCTCTAAATTTTGGATCTGCCCATTGTTTTTTAGCAACAACTGACTGATTTTTTCTAAAATTAGGATCTTTTCCCCTTTCTTGATTCATTTCTAATATTTTTATTTTATGTTCAGGACTTTTCTTTCTGCCTTTCAAAAGAGAAATTACTTTATTTCTATATTCTGGATCTAACCAATGATCTTTACTAGTTTGAGAAATTATTTTCTTAACTTCTTCTGAATGTTTATTTCCTAAACAAGAATTAGCATATCTACAAACATTATACCCATATCTATCGTCATATGATTGGTAGTAATCTAACCAAGTTTGCTCTCTGAAAGATAATTGAGACAAATCTTTTACTATTTCCATTATTATAAATTCAAAATTTTCTTCTCTATATTTATGATAAGCCCTTTGAAAATAAAGAGAATGGTGAGTTCCTTTACGAAGTTCGCATAAATGATTAGTCCACCTACTATATAAATTTACAGCAGATCCGACATATCTTTTTTCATTAATTTTATTAACTATCATATAAATACCTGATACTTTCATTCACCGTACCAAATTTTCCAACATTTCTAGACGGAAATCGGAACTTTCAATATATCTCCAAATTATGTTTTCCTCTCGATCTCTTCCATATGGTTCCATTCCTTGGGCCCAATCCGGAAAATAAGCCGGATTGCTCATTCTTAAATTCCACGAGTTCTTAACTTCTTTCATCAAAGTTTCTGATAACCACCCTCCACGTTCCTCTACGAAAGTGTTATATTCTCCCCACGTTACGGGTCGGGGGGCGTTGTTTCGAACAAACCTAGCTGCAATCATATTGTTTCCGTAGGAGAATCCTCCACCTAAAGGAAGATAGATGTCAGATATAGAACAGCAAATATCGTCGTCATTGATAGGAGAGTTGCCAAAATCAAAAGTGGATGAAGAGAATCCCTGATTTTTCATTAATTTCATAAATTCCCCTAAGACTAGGGAACCTAGCCACTGACTATCTGACATTATAAGAAACATTCGATGGAAATCTATCCCTAACATTTCCATTTGGCGCTTTACTCCGGGGGCGGAAGCGGAATAACTATATGTATCGAAAGTAATGTGCTTGATTCCAATTTCCTTTACTCTACTGATCCATTCTTCCACTGCATCTTTTTCATCGTTTACGAAAATCATTAAGGGTTCGATCCTAGCTACCACCCTAACCCCTGCATCTACAAGAGCTTTTGCAGCAAGTAAGCGTTGGGAGAAGGAAGGTGCCCCAGGCTCTAACTTTTTATTTAAAGCATCATCAGAAGATATCATAGTCATATGGACAGCAGAACCGGCCTTATTATCTGCCAAAGCTCTAACGTAGTCTTCTCTACCGATTAACGCTGATTTTGTGTTCACCATAATAGGATAAACTTGATCTGATAAATAACGCATGAAATTCAAACTAATTCCTTTTTGCGCTTCGATAGGAAGAAAATCTTCAAATCGAATTCCTAGACGGATGGGAATTTGAAGACTTATTGCTTTTGGTAATTCTGGTCCATCAATCTTTTGGCCTCGAAATTTCATTAATTTATCCATCTCCGTTCGGAAGTATTCCGGTCGGCAATGGCGTATTCCAATTTCTTTGGGATTATCAAAAAATGATGTATATAATGATGATCGGAATGAATCTGCAAAACAATTGTGAACTAAAATCCCCTCCGCGAAATAATTATTATTGGGCACGCATTCAAAATTATAAACTATTTTTTTATTGCTAGTTTTTGCTCTATATATAGATTCAATTCTTCTCCATGCCCATTTATTAGAATTATTGGGGGGATAAAAAACAATCATATCATGAATACTTAATTGTCCAGCATCTATCCATCCTCTACTAGTAAATACAGGATGTTCTAAAGTAAGTTTTAAAATTTTTTCTTTTATTTTGATAACTATCAAATCTTCTGCGGTTCGACTCATTATTTTTGTAACTACTGACTTTTCTGATTCTAAGTGAGTTCTGTAAGTTTTTAATGAAACTACCAAATCTCCTTCTTTGATATCCTTAATATTCTTTTTCTTTCCGCCCCACATTTGTATTTTAGTTAATGGCGGCAGACAATATTTGCACTGGTAACTGCAAGATAGGGCATCGTAAGTATCTGAATTTAAAGGAAGTGGACAATGAGCGGCTCTTAATGAAACTTCAATAAATGAAGTAATTTCCTCTTTATTTAGCATTCGCTGTTTAACTTCAAATTTTTCGCTATCGAATGAAAATTCGGAATAATTTACTTTACGGCCTTTCTCACGAACTAATCCTTTATGCTTCTCCATTGATTCGAGTTGAGATCTACGAGGGATAATGGTTTTGACTATTTCGCGCAACTCCCAGTAATCTTTAAATATAGTCATTTAATGATTTATCTCCATTTCTTCTTCTCTTTCGTCAAATTCTACCACTTCGTCAATTGCCCATAGTAAAGAAGTATAATCAGGCAGTAAATATTTCATTTCTGATACGAATACTAAGGCTTGAGCTAATTCTTCCCATTGATCTTCCGTTGCTGCTCCTGATTTAAATAATTCAATAGTTCTGTCCATATATTCCCGTTTGGTCAATTATCTTTCCTCCCTTGTCCAGTGGGAGGATTAATTGGCCTTGGAGTTATGGGAGGAGAGTTCCATCCTCCTTTACACATATTAGTAGGTGGATGGGTAGGAGCAATACCATTTGGTTTTTTAGTAGGAAGTTTTGGTTGGTAGCTATATCCACTACGTTTTGGCTCTCTCTCAGAATAACCCCAAATATAACATATTAATCCCCAAACTATAAATAATATTAAAGATTCCCATCGTTCAAATCCCGTCACGTTTTTCCTCCCTACTAGTTCTACAGAAAACGGAATAGTTTCAATTTATTTTATATCATTTTATTTGTAATTTTAATTCAATGTAGGTATTATGACCTTTCGTCTAACTCTCTTTCCGTCCCAAGATTCTGGTAAAAAACAAGCTCCCATATCCTCTTTTGTTTTGATATTCATTACAATCATAATTAATTTTTTAACTACTAAAAGGGGTCCTTTGTCATCTAATGTATATATTACTGTATATTTGGGTCCTAATGGAAGTCTTTTTACAAATTCCTTTACTTCCCATTTATCAATATATAATTTTGGATTATCAACTTCTAGAATATCATCATTTGCTAAAATAGTTTTAGTTATCGAAAGTTCCATTTCATCTCCCTAACCTATCTTTAAAATATTTTATAGTTTGTTCTAATCCGTCAGATAATGTAACTTTTGGTTCCCATTTTAATTTATCTTTAGCCATAGTTATATCAGGTCTACGTCGAATGGGGTCATCTCCAGGCAATGGTTTATAAATTATCTCTGATTTTGATTTTGTTAATTTTATTATTACTTGAGCCAACGTTTTTATATCTATTTCTATTGGATTACCTATATTTATAGGACCAGTAATATCATTGGTATTCATCATTTTTATAATACCTTCTATTGTATCATCTATAAAACAAAAAGAACGAGTTTGCCTTCCATCCCCATATATTGTGATAGGATCATTTTTTAAAGCTTGTAAAATAAAGTTAGATACCACTCTTCCATCTCCAGTGGCTAAATTAGGTCCATAAGTATTGAAAATTCTTACCACTTTGATAAAAAGTTTATGTTGTCTATAATAATCAAAGAATAAAGTTTCTGCACATCTTTTTCCTTCATCATAGCAAGATCGAATCCCTATAGGATTTACATTTCCCCAATAATCTTCATATTGAGGATGCCTCAAAGGATCTCCGTAAACTTCCGATGTAGATGCTTGAAGTATTTTAGCTTTTGTTCGTTTTGCTAATCCTAGCATATTTATTGCCCCATGAACTATTGTTTTAATAGTTTGAACAGGATCTTTTTGATAATAAATAGGAGAAGCAGGGGCAGCAAGATTATAAATTTCATCTACTTCAACATATAATGGAAAAGTTATATCGTGCCTTAATAATTCAAAATTAGGATTTGATAAAAGAGGAAGAATATTTTCTTTGGTGGATGAATAAAAATTATCTACACAAAGAACTTCATTTCCTTCATTTAATAATCTTTTACATAAATGAGAACCAAGAAATCCTGCTCCTCCAGTTACTAATATTTTTTTCAAAATAATAATCCTTTTTTTTCTTCAATAGCTCCTTCTTCTTTTCTTCCATAAATATTCATTCCATTTTTATCTTTATCCAAAATTATAATTTCTGGACTATCCTTCAAAGAAAAATATTGTCCTTTTCCATTCCAAATTTCTTTCATTCTATCGTAAGCCTCTGGTTGTCTAAATGTTATTTCCTCCATATCATCCCAACAAACCGAACCTTTTTCCATTATTATTTTACAAGCATGTTGAAAGGTGAATTCATAGGGAACGAATAACCCATCCACTCCGCAACAACTTTCACAAGAATTACTAAATGGAAAATTTACGAAATCAGGAGAAGAAGCGGGGACATTTTTACTTCTCAAAATATCTCTAAATTGTTTTCCTACGGGGGTCCAATTTTCATCTAGATTCTTTTCCAAAAGTTTGACGTAATTGAATCCCCGGCTTTCAAATTCTTTTTGAGCTATTTTGTAATTTGAAGTCCGATAATTAAAGAAACTAACATGTTTAGCTCCGGTACGGGATGCCATCTCGGCGTACCCTTCCAACATGTCTTCCTTCGAATTGATTCCCACTAGGATTGGTTCCCAACGTACAGCGGTCCAAATCCCTAGGTTGTTTAAAGTCTTGACTAGGGACCATCTCATAGATGCAGGGGGATTCCCCGGTTCTAATTTGTAATTGAGGGTATCACTACCCCCCATAATAGATACAATAACAGCTACATTCATATCTTTTAATAAATCAAGGTACCTATGCATTCCAATATAATGACTTTTAGTTTCTATGATCATAGGAACTTTATATTCTTTGAATAATTTGAGAACGGGGACTACTACATTATCTCTCATATCCTCTAGGCAGAATACTTCTGATTTACTTCCCATATTGAAAGGGAGTCCTCTACGAAGGCATTGAACGTGCCAATCTGTATATTGTTTATCAGAACCATAGGCTTTATCAAAAAGTTTCTTAAAATCTTCTGGATTACAAGCTCTGACTAAATCTCTTGACCATCCTTCGTAGTACCGTGTGTAAAGTCCTTCTTCCATTTCTCTACAAAAACAAAAATGACATGGAAAACTGCAGCCAGCAAAAATATCACCTCCAAATGCTTGGGGGCATACGAGGGAATCATTTCTAAATCCAACTATAGACCCAAATTTTAGTTCTCTAATATCTTTTTTCAAGATGTCATCTTTTCTTTCAACTCAGGTAGATCCTTTCTTTCTTTTAGACTAAAATTTCCCAAAACTTTTTGTAGACACCGTTTTTGATCTTCTGCTTCATCTACTGTCATTTCTGCGTTATAAATAGGAATAATTTTATCGCCCTTTAAATTAAATCCCACATTGTAAATCCAAATTTTATTGATATTGGGTGTTATATGAGAAGTTGGTTTTACTAGTGCCCCAGTCCCAACAAAACCATTAAGATATGTAATAACGTGGGCTATTTTTACACGAGAATAAAAATACTCTAATTCAATAAATAATGTATCTCTCTGTTTTTTAGTAATATTTTTATTCTTACAACTTTCGTTCCATATATTATAGGTGTCTAGACTAAATGGAAGTTTTCTATCCATTTATTGATTCTCCTTAATCCTAGTATTTTCTTTCATCAATACCCCACAGGAAGTTCAAATGGTGTAATTAAATCTTCGGGTATTTCAATATCATCGAATTGAGGAATATTGGCAGATGATTTTCGTATATATTCCAAATATCCCACTCTACTTGGATCAATATCTAATATTTTGGTAGCAGCTACGTCCATAACGTACATATCTTTTGTTGAAATTAAAATATTAGCTGGTTTAGGAATTCCGCATTGTTCCGAATATTCTGATCCTACGATACCATCTAAAACACAAGCAGCAACTCTATCTTTAATAAGAAAATATAAGTCATGAAGTCTTTTATGAAGAATATCACAACTTCCACGTGGGTGCATACTACCTTTTTGGGCCATCATGCCCATACAATTTTTGATAGATATCGTAGTTCCCGACATATTATGAACTTTCAATTTAGGAACATTTATGACGAAATCGCATTCCAACATAGTATTAGAAAATTTGGCCCCGAATAAGGATAAATATCCATCCCTACGGTAAAGGGTAAACTCATGAAACCGGGGTCCTTCCTGAAGTCCTATTAATTGTACTCCATATTTTTTAGATAATTGGTCATAACCAGACAATTTAATTGTATGCTCAAATTGGTCTTTAAATCCACAATCTCCTACTATTATATCATTAGCCCCTTCTCTTATCAAATATTCTATAACTAGAGAAACAACTTCAACTCTGGTAGTAGATGCTATATCCCATCGGGTGGGAGGACATACGAGGTTGGGTTTAATGAAAACTTTTTTACCACTACAATCTGGAAAGTATTTCCAAAATTCTTGGGATATATTTTCTAATTTTAAATTTGCGTAATCAGATTCTCTATGAAATTGGATCAATTACTACTCCCTTTTAAAAATATGGTGGTGGTGAGGGGATTACCACTTATTTCGGTCTTATCACCGAACACTGTTAAGTACCCCCGTCAAGGTTCCTCCGGGACATTCGTCCAAGAGCACCACCCCAAGATTATATTTCAGTTAACGGTGAACGATCCATTTGCTACTGTAATAATTTCCATCTTGCTGAGCAACGACACTCCGCATTTGGCTACTGCAGCGGATTCCTTAATATTACTTTTCCCTCCCTGATCTGCGTAAGACTGATCAGCAGCATTAACCAACTCCTCTAAAGTCCCCGTTTTCAACGAGAGAAGAGTATCCGCCAAAACTGTCCAACGACTAAATGACTTGGGAGCCGGGGGAACACGCTTGATTCTTTCTTTCTCCGGTTTTGGAGCTTTAGGAGCAGCCGGAGTTTTAGCGACAGTAGGAGCCGTGGGAGCAGGAGTTGCTGCTGTAGGAGTGGCAACGGGGGCTACGGGAGCGGCGGGGGCAGGGGTAGCTGCAGAACGCCCAACACGACGGGCTACGGGAGGGGGCGGGGGAGCAGGAGGTTCGGGTTCAGGTTCCGGTTCAGGTTCCGGCTCAGGAGTGATCGGAGCTTCCTCCACCGGAGTTTCCGGAGTTGATTCTTCCTGATCTAACCCCAACGTGGTAATAATATCGTTGTACATGTTGATAATATTTGCGTTCGATGACCCCGGAGCATCCCCTTCGGCCTTTTCCACTGCATCGAGATATGCCGGGATCAGCATCTCCTTTGAAATCTTGTCGGCGTTGTTAATCCCAATTTCAGTAGCACAAGCAATGAGCTTTGAATGTACGATTTTCTTCAAAAGTTTCGGATCGAATTTCATGTAGTTCTCCCTCCGTTCGGAATTTGTAAGACAACTACAATCTTCTACAGGAATAGCCACTATCTGATACTTCATCTCACCCACCCCTTCTGGCTTGGTTTCCCGTGTACTTATTACTACAGGAGCTAAGCCTAAATCAATATTATTTTTTATGAACAATTATTATACCTTTTGATTGATTATTTTAAATTTCTTCCTTTTCATTATCTGATGGGTAAATCATAGTATATCTCCTCTGTCTGGTTGATACGGAGAATTTTCCTTAGTAATAATATCAGGGGTCCCCCTTCTGTCAATTCTTCCCTTACCTATCAAATAACGAGTTAATACTTCTGTGTAAGTATGGGAAGATCGTACATTTCCCGTAACAACTTTATCAATTCCCCATCTATTAATCAAAGAATCTATTACTTTTTCGCACCATTCTCTGGCCCCTATTGGCATATTTAAACGTGGATGAAGTTCTCTAATTCTATCGTGAAGTCTATTAGCCCCTATAATAAAATCATTTTCTTCTTTTTGGTTAAACTCTCCACTCGCCCCTAATAAAATTTTATCACGATAAAATTCTTTTAACCATCTTGTATTTTCGGGGTTTTTCTCTTTTTCTTTTTTAACCATGAAAGTTACTGGTTCAGGTTCGTTTTCTAAACAATGTAAAAATTGACTTTTAATTGACGAGGCAAAACGATTGTAAAAGAAAGTACCTAACCCCAAATTTTTAAAAATTGATTTATTTACTGGTCGGTAATTCAGATTTGTAGCTATTAATTTATATTTATCTATCACCGAAATTATTTCTTCTTTTGAATAATTTTTATTATTAGTTAAACCCTCTCCTATAAAAAGTTTTCCATCTAATACTTTTTCTATGATAGAAACTATATCTGTAAATGTTTTTGTTGGTTTGGCGTAACCTTGATTATTCCATGCCGGCATATGATGATGGGGTAAACCCGGCGAGGAATTCCAATAATTGATAATATCGAGAGTGTCTTTCCTATACCGTTGACGAGGGGTAACTTCAAATTCTATAGATATAGATTTATTTCTTTTAATTAAAGACTGGGTTGAATTTAAGCCTAAATTATGAACGTCGGTTTCACCTGCTTTTGGTGAAACCCCCGAATCTTTCGAGAGAAAAGATTCGTTAGAATCTTTTGGATCTAAAGATTCTGGTATAGGTTCAATAATTATAGGTTTACTTAAAGAGATTCCGCTTTGAACGGAATCCAGATTCCGCTTTGAACGGAATCCAGATTCCGCCCATTCTTGTATTTTATTACGATCAATTCTATACCAATTTTTGGCCGGTATCCCTTTTCGAGATACTTGAATAAAATTTAAATCTTGAAGTATTTTAGTGGAAGATGTTTGAACATCTTCGCTAAATCCAGTTCTATTTTTCAATAAACTTTGAAGCATATAAAAATACTCTCCGGGTTGTATTAATTCTTGTTTAATTAAGTAATTTTCCCAATCTATTAAGTCTCCTAAAATTATAGTAACGAAAGGACCTAATTTTATTAATACGGAACGGTTACAAGCTATGAAATTTGCAAATGGAATTTGAGATATATTCCTATTATTTTCCATTTTTATTCTCCTTAGCTATTTCCTCTTCACATTTCGATTCTAATTCCATAAATCGTATAAGCATTTCGTTACACGCTTGAACATTTATTTTGTAATAAATTTTATCGGTTTTTTTATCCCATATGAATTTAAGTATATCAGAATTTTCTAATTCATTTAGTATTTCTACGAGTTTTTCTTTGCCTATGAAAAGTAACCTCCCCGTCGTTTCTAACGATATAAAAGGCAAATCCCCAAATTTATTTGGGTAATGTCTTTTTATTTCGAACCAATAGTTATGATCTTGATTTAATAAACTAACAAAAGCTCCTTTTTCCAAACCGTAAAAATAAACAAAACCCCTATCAATTGTTATAAGCCCCCCACCAGCTATTATATGATCGACATATAGCTTCGATTTTACAAATTTTTTACTTAATTCTCCCCCACCTTCACTCATTATTTTATATAATCTAATAGATTTTGTATCACTCATCTTTCTTTCCCCCTTTATTTCCATCATAAAATACAAATTCTGTATCAATAATTGGCTGGCCCAATTCTAATTGTTGAAGCATCATCACTTGCCTTCGTTTGTTAAATCTTTTCCATCTATGCTCCAACACTCCAGTTCTCCATACTCCTTTTTCTTTTTCTTCAGGAGTTTGATCTAGAGACATCATTATATCTACATGAGCCAAAATATAAGCATTTACTCCGATATCACTTTCATCTTGTAAATCTTTGGTAAGGGCGGATCTTCCAGATCCTAACGATTGTGCTCCGGTTACTACTAACGCAGATCTGGATTGAGCCAATCGTTTATGAGCTTTAAATACATCGTCAACATCATGACGAGGATCATTAAATTTACGTTCTGATAAAATGATTGAAGCGTAGTCGGTGATTATAACGTCGGGTATAAATCCTTCAATTCTTTCTAATTCATCTAATTGATCTTCTACGTCCGACATTGTAGCGGAATAGGCAGGGAAGCTGATCATTCTGAGCAAGTCTTTACCGAACATTTTATTGAAACGTTTGATCTCTTTACGGGTATTAGGTAGGCTTAATTTAGGCCGATCTGCCACGAAGAACCACGTTGTAGCTAAGAAATTACCCCCTCCGGGTATCTTCCTACAGGCCGTACACGGTCGATACCTTCCGGGGGCTTTAGGGTCGAATTTAGGGGGGCGGGTTTCCCTATTCATACGTTCTAAATTATTGCAGGAATTATCTTGATTATTCAAACAATCAAAACTAGGATAAATATAACCTTGGTTTTCGTCTCCTTCTCCCATAACTCCTAATTCTTTATACATTCTGGTAGCTTGGTGCTTATCTTTCATTTCGAAAGAAAGCATAGCTACCCTTTTTCTAGACATCATAGCATCGAATGCGAAATTTTCTAGAATCCAGGTTTTTCCACGTTTTGCAGGCCCCATTACAGTTATTAACCATCCTCTATGAAGATCACCTAATAAATCTCCTAATTTACCTTTCATTCTAAATAGAGGAACTTCTTTTTCTTCAAAAACTGAATTTAAAAAATTAGGATCATCTAGTGGTTTAGACCATTTATAAGTGACTTCGTCAACTATCTTTTTTTTACTTTCATAGAATTTTTCAGCTTCTTCAGTTTTACCTATATCTAATAGAGCAGTAATACCTTCTGCAGTCCTTCTTAAATGCTGAGTCTTTAAATATTCCTTGCCTTTATCGATAATAAAATCATCGTTTACTCCGTCGGGTCCTCCTTCTGATAAATATTCCTCTGATAACTTAGCCAGGAATAATTCAATTTCTTCGTCTAGTCCCTGTTTGAGTTTTCCTTTTTCTGTTTCGTACAAATCTTTAATATGATTCTTTGGAGCAGATTTATATCGGTCAAAATAATCTAGAATCCATCGAACGATATTTTTGCTGACCTCTAGTTCGAATACGTTTGGATCAGCGAATGGAGCAAGATGTGTTATTACCTTGTCAGAAATGATCATTCCTGTAATGATACGTTTTTCTACTCCCTTATCAGAGCGGTGAATCCGTCTGAGCATAAAGCTATTTCTTGACGGCGTTCAGATTTAAGGAAAATCCTTCAGCGCCAAGAATGGGAATAAATCCTCCAGTACTGGCGATTATGTTAGTTTTCCCCGATTGAGATTTACCAAAATCTTGTTTTAAATCTACTTCAATGATGGGGATATTATCATTTTGTACTTCCATTATTATGTTTTTAATTTTAATTTTATTTTGATTCTCTAATTCTGCTATTCTTTCTTTAAGTTTCTGAATATCTTCGGTCATTTTTGATCTCCTTTTGGTTGGAAGGGTTGGATTAAACTAGGATCTCTTATGATATTCCAATGATTTCCTGCTCCCCAAAGTAATAGCTGAGGGGAGAATACTATACGCTCGGTCCTTTTCCAAGTAAACCACAAAATTGCTTGTAATTGATTCGGAAGTAATTTATGTTTTCTAGCTACTTTGAAAAATACTTCGGCCATTTCGTCGTATCTTTTTGGGGAAGATACTAATTTCAACTCTGCTACTTCTTTCATACGGTATCGTCTACCAGAATAAATGGAACACATATGCCCATCAAGTGTAATATATTTAGGGTCTTTGGGCAGCAAAATATTTAAGTAAAAATTTCTAGTTTTTGGTCCTGAAGTTTCTGCTAGGAAATCCTTATTTCCGATTAGGAATTCAATTGCTCTACTTTTACATTGATTATAAGTAGAAACTATAATTTTATTTGGAGGGATTTTATTTTTAATACCGATCATAATACTGACGAGGGACCGGATATTACCCATATAATCATTGTTGGGGGATAATGCAACGAATGCGGCTACTGTTGGGCAGAATCCGAATCCATGATAATTTGCTACATTTTTTAACATTTCATTATATCTATGGTAGGCTACTTTTCCTTCTTCTTTGTCGATGGAATCTGATAAAGAGTAAACTTTTTCTATGTTGATTGTTTTAGATTTCAAAAGAAAAGCCCTGCTAATTCTTTCTTTATGTTTTTTTCTATCTTTAAAATTGCATTATTTTGTTTTATCAACGATTTGATAATAGCGGGTCTAGCCCAATTTCTTTGGAATTTGGACCATTCTTTGTTTTTATCTCCTTTTTCATTTTTATATAACATACCCATTGGTAAAAACCCTGCCTTGACCGTTTTAAATAGCCTATTTTCTGCTTTTTGTATAGTATCGTTAGGAAATCCTATTAAAACAAAACATCTGAGTTGATTGAAAGTAAACCCTGCTTCTTTCAGCATGCTCCCCGCTTTGATTAAAGATTCATATTTTTCCTCCGTATCGTATGCAAAGAATATTTGAGAAGGATTGGCTTTTATGAGTAGATCTACTATCCATGGTTTTAATTTAGTTGCTTCTAATCCTCCAGTAAATTCTGGTCGATGATTTTGGCGTGAAAGCATTAAAAAGACATTTCTAATATGATTTTCTGAGCAAGCTAATAGGTTATCATCTAGTATATTCCAACCATCTTTTATTTCTAATTCCCTGATATTTCCTTCTCTTTTCCAAACAGAACAAAACCAACATTTATTTGGGCATCCTCTAGATGTAATGACATATCCTAATTTTAAATATTTACCAGGGATAAATTCTTCCCCTTTATTTCCTAATGCAGGACCACCAATATTTATAGGAGCAACATCTTTCCAACTTTTTTCTAAAATTTCTATTAATTTTAGGTCCCAAGTAAAAGTAAAGGATATCTCCACTTTTTTTATTTCTGGTAATAGTAACCCAGGTGGTCCGAAGAATGCCAAGGAATCATCTGGGGATGCTTTAGTTTTTCTAGGGAATACTCTTGCTATAGTCATTGCAAGGATCTCATCAATTCTTTCCCTTGTTCAACAGTTAACTCTCCGGGGTCTTTAACTCCATTTAATTCAATTACTTCCGATTCAGTCCACCAAATTTGTTCTGATAACTTCTTTGCAGATTTCTGAGCAATCTCCTCCGAATCGAACAAGATAAATATCTTACTACCGTTTAATTCTCTTAGTAGTTTCACTTGCGAAGCTGTCCATTGAGTTCCAAAAGTAGCTACAGATCCTGCTCCTAATCGGATCTGATCAAGAGGTCCCTCGACAACGACTATGTTTTTTCCAGGGGGAGTTTCATCGAATCCAAATAAAGTTTCTTTTGCTGGAAATATACTTTTTTCCTCTTCCAAATTTCGATATTTTATTTTTGATCTATTAGTTAGGTCTCTGCCGATCCAAGTTACTAATCGTCCTCTGAGAGTTATTGGTAGAATTAATCGAAACTTGAAATCCCCTACGTGTCCGCCATAATAAAGTTCTCTACTTCTTATTACAGATTCTGGGTCGAATCCACGTTTAGCTAAAAATTTTATTACTATATCAGGAATAGTAGGCCAAGATAATTTAACGTAATTTTTTGGTATTTCTAATTTAGTAATTCCTGATTTACTTTCTTCTGAATATTCTATTAATGATAGTCTACTAGGATTTTGATATTTCTCCATTACCTCCAGAGTTTCCGGAAAAGTTACATGGTTTTCTAAAATTTTAATTAATTTGGATATGCTTCCTTTTGTAGAACATTTCCAGCAACTGATGAAATTTGAGGTAATATTAATGCCTAAATGCTCTCCAGTATCTGAGCAGAAAGGGCACGCTACGCCTAACCATCCACGTTCTTGTCGGGAAGAATTAAATGGTATTCCCCTATCATTTAAATAGGGAATAACATCAAAAAGCATTATGGTTAAATTATTCACTATTTTAAATCAAAAAGATTTTCAATTTCTTTTAGTACTTCATAAGGAGGACATTTAATTGATTTTATTAATTTATCAGAATGGCCATGTTCAGATCCTCCGTAACGATGATATAATTCTAACCTGTAGTTTGTCTTCATTTTATCAATAGTAATTTCTATTACTTTTCTACTTTTCATAGTTTTTTCCATTTGATTATTCTTCCTTTCTTTTCATTATTCCTACAGATTCTAAATCAAATAAATAGATGGTTCTCTCTGGAAGGTATTTAATTATTTTGAAGTTTTTTCCAAAACATTTAAATGAAATTAGTTTTCCATTTGGATCTCTTTTTATATTTATTGCTAAAGGTAAAAGTATTTCAGCATCTGTTGGATTTATTACTCCATCTTTCATATTTGGATAGGGTTCTGGGGGAATGTTTTTATTTATTTTCTCCCAAAGATCTGTAATATCTTTCATAGATAAATTACCTATTGGCGGTGGTGTGCTATAGGTATTAGCAGTTAATTCTCCAAAAAGTTCATTTTCTATTTTATCCAATAAAATTTTTGTTCTTTCTTTTTTCATCCATTCCTTAGTGGTTATTTCTATGGCTCCGTGCTCTACGGCTATTTTTCTTCTTTTTGGGGTAAGATCATAATGAGGATATTTTTCATCTTGAAACCATTCTCTTTTCATTTCTATTCTATTTGCGAATCTATGTAATTCTTCCAAATATCCGTCAGTAAACATATGACAATTTAGGGTAACTCTCCCTCGTAGACGCCAACCATGGTTTTTTAATTCATCGACGTAGATCATATAGCATTTAATTTTTCTTTGAATTCTTTTAATATTTTTTCAAATTCTTCTTTACTCGATTTATATTTTCCTTCACCTAAGAAGTAATCTGCATCTCCATTTACTAAACTATTCTCTATTTCTAATTCATATGAAATTTCATTATTTCTACATCTAATATCTTTATGGAGACTAATATGATTTCTTTCTGATAATCTTTTGGTATAAATATTTGCCTCATAATCATCTCCGCTACAATCATGTCTCATATAAATGGGAAATTCTATATCTACCTCTATTTCTTTTTCAATTTTAGTTTTTAATTTAATTTTCATTTTTTCCTTCTTTAATTTATTTTTTCCCACTTATTGCATATTGCATCATAACTTGAATCTTTATAAGTTTTTTCGCACATACCAATAAGAGGGGTTCTATCAAGATTAATTCTCCAGTGTTTACAACAAATGCAAGAAGTAACGGGGATAATTTTTGATATAAGTTCTTTGCTTTGTTGAATTGGAGAAATTCCCCATATTATTTCCTTGTCCACTTGTTTAAAAAATAATTCAGTTACTTTATTTTTCATCCATTCTATATATTTTAATACTTCTTCTTCAGTGCAATTAGGAATATTAAAAGTTTGGAATGTGCTAATTATTGTTTCATCTCCATCCTTATCTCCTTTATCAAAGTATTTAAATTCATCAGAATCTTTCATTTTTGTTATTCTTACCTTCACATAATCTGCAGTATCTGTAAAGTTTTTCAGCTTCTTTTCTAGTTATAATTTTTTTGTAATCTGGATGTGCTCTTCTAAATGAAGGGCAATCAGCATTTGTATGAAATTTTACATCTTTTATATATGTTAGAGGGTGTCGGGCTATAAATACTTTTTCAGATTCCATTACTCTTCTCCTATCGGGGTTCGACATGAGGGAGGCAATCCAGAACAATTACATTTATAAGTTAATAAACATTCCCCATCATCAGAATGGTATCCTTCATGATGGCCGCATGGACACATCTTTGGTCCATTTTTATAGCACCATGATGGAACATAGGGAGTATCGTTTGACGGACCACGACTACTTTGACTTACTGGACCAGGCATTTTATTCCCTCCAATCTACTCACCGCCAAAAATTATCAACGATGCTCCTCCATATATTATTGCCAACACCCCTATTGTTATATACGTTGCCGCTGCACCAGTTTCATTTCCTGATATTGGCATACGAGATACCAATAATATTACTCCAAGAAGTATAATGGCGAGTCCTTGGCATCTAATTAGCATTTCCCTTCCTCCTTCACCGAGGGCGGGGTTATTGCTTCGTAGTTGTCATCGGAATCTTCCCGCGAACAATCCCCCCGGCGTAGGTGATCTTCACAGAATCGGCGGTACGCGATCCCATAGAGATCATCCTTGTCGAGTTTATGCCCTCGGTCAGAAAACTCTTGCTTGATCGCGTAGGTGATTAAGGCGGGCTTGCCACATGAGGGCTGGTCGCATAAATCTTTTTCAAGGGCGATAACTTTATCTGGAATAGGTTCCTGCGCCAACATCCACTCGTTCCCTAAGAATAGGATAGCCGTATTCATATCCCTAGTCGTGTAATCATGAACTAAGTGTCCCTTGAACCAAAATTCGACGCGGACACTCTGCCGCCATTCGTCTCCCGATAGGCCACTCGTTTTGTAGCGTGGAACAATTTGCATAGTAATGTGGTCGAATGCTTCCCATCCTGACAACCTCTTATGGTACGAATTGTTAATCATCCTCACTCCCTCCCCTCCCCATTCAGTCTCCCCGCCAGCCACTCCGCGTACCGTAACCGCTCGGCCCTGTTCCTGAAATCCCCGTTCACGGTGAGCGCAACATCGTGGTGGAAGTCGCCGGACTCCACGTACACTCCCCGCGTTTCTTCATCGTAGCGGAAGGTCCAGGGGCCGATGTCCATCATCCTTCACCGAGGGCGGGGTTCTATTTGCGTACAGCCAGGTACCTTTTAATGGCCCGGTCCTGATTATCCATTACGGATTCTAATTTATATATAACGGCCATACTCCTTGCAATGGTGTAACTTTGATTCTTTATTACATTATCCTGAAAGACAATGGTCTTGGTTTGTATAGTTATCGTCTCGCGCAATTCCCTGATGGATAACTGTTGAAAAACAATTGATATTATCATCAAAACGACAATCCCTACCAAGTATATCCTGATTGTCAATTCTCCCCCTCCTTCAGCGAGCGTAGGGCGGCTAGTTCATCAATATGTTTTTGAACTATATTCCGTTGCCATTCATTACGAACGGCGGCAGAAGGATACTCTTCTGCGTCTCCCTCCCAAAATATATATATCCCTTTTGTTTTTGCCTCAAGTATGAAGCATTCCATGCAAAGTAAATTTTTCTTTGTGACTTTATCCCATAGTTCATCTGTTACGCGATAAACATCGTCATATCCTTCACCGCATATTTGGCAATGTTCCCTCTCTAGATTCGTATCCAAGTTCATTTTCCTCCCGTGGTCCCCACGATATAGAATTGCTTCTTTCCCATTGCTATTTTTTCTTTTTTATTTGGATCGTTATATCTTATTTGTACAATAATTCCGTTTCCATTTTTATCTGCATTGGGAATGTAAATTCCAATAGATCTATCGGGATTGGGTATTTCATAGATAGGCTTCATCCCTGCTTTTTTCATTAAAGCAGCAAGGGGGCATTTCTTATGGTGGCCTATTGTATCCGTCCACCAATCCATATTTGGCTTATGGCCATGGCATAGTTCACATTGCCCGTTGCCCATACTCCACTCGAAATCTTCAATGGTCTTATGATCAATCTCGTCTTTACTAAGCCAGTTTAATCTGTTTTTATTTTTACGTATCATCTTTTATTTCTCCTTTCTTTTCACCCATCGTTTTTGTTTCATTATTTTCCTAGTTTTCAAATTGATTCTATCGAAACGTATTCCAAGTAAATTACAAACCCCTATTCCTATTGGACCCCCAAATATTCCTTCTGTTCCCTTGGTATCTTTCTCACAATCATAGCACCAGATATGATCTATGTATTCGCTCCAAGTTGTATTAGTTCCCTGGCATAGATCGCAAGTAATTTCATATATAATTGGTTTTTGGGCATAGCACCAAGTTCGTTTTCTCATATATTTTAGAATTCCTCGCTTCCAAACCATTTTTCAGAAAAATAAAGTACCAATCTTTCTGAAAAATGGTCTTTGATGTACCGATGCGATGGATCCCAAATATCAACTAAAATAACATCTTCTTTGATACCTTCCACTGTACGAAGTCCTCGCCCGATACTTTGTAAAGTTAAAATTTCACTTTTTCCTCCAGCTGCGTTTATGATTGCTCCCAAGGTAGGAATATCTACTCCTTCTTTCCATACTGCATCAGCAATTACTACATCTACTTTTTTACTATTCAAATCCTCTTTGATAATTTTACGGGCGGTTCCTGGTATTTTACTCCATACAAATTCAATTTTTAAATGAGGAAATAATCTACGGGCCATATCAAGAATATTATTACCATGCTGAACAATAGTTACCAATATCAGTACCGTTCTACCCGCTTTCACTAAATTATCAGCTGTTTGTAAAACTAATTTATGTCTACGACTATTGAAAGTAACGGCAAATTTATATACTTCTTGGTATGATTTTGCTTCTCTAGCGGCTAGTGTTATAGGCAACTTTTTTAAAATAATTTTTATTTTAGCCAATCTATCTACCTCAGAAATCTTTTTTCTTGATATAACTGGTCCTATGTAACCTTCCAAAGCAAATTTCGCTTCCTCTATATATGGTAGTGTAGCGGTAAACCCCAGTCTAATGGGGGCATTGATAACTGAAAGTACTCTTGCGTATGTTCCTCCTTTTCCAGTATCGAACGGAGGAGCAAGGGAACTCAGGTGGTGTGATTCGTCCGTGATTACAATATCTATCGAATTAAACCACTCCTTCTCTATTTCTACAGATTTTACTAGAGATTGCACCGTAGCGACAGTTATACGTTTTGGGTTATCTATTCCGGCTCCGATTATTCCCACTTCTCCGGGGAAAAATTCTTTTGCTTTATCAGAAGTTTGAAAAAGTAAATCTTGAGAGTTTACAATTATTAACGCTCGGGATTTTGGAAATAAGGATAGAAATGATAGGAATATAATTGTCTTCCCACTGCCGGTAGGATACGCGATAACCCCCCTAGTATAGTACACAGCATTCTGTACGGCTTCCACTTGTATTTGATCTAAATTGTATCCCCTAGGTAAGGGGGTGTTCTTAATTTTTTCGTCCGTGATATCGTAATATTCTTTTGGTAGGGAGGGGGGAGGATGTACTATTTCAAGAGGAATATTTCTTGATTTGCAGTATTCTTCTATACGAGTGATAAATCCAGTAAGGAACTGACCCTTTTTAACTAACGGCTTAACATATGATTTTTCAATTTTTCTGTATGCAGTTTGTTTGAAATAAACTTGTTTATAACATAAGAAACTGGCAAGTATTTCAGCATCTTCTTTAGTGGTAACTTTACTAAAAATATTATTGATAATTATTATTTTCAAGTTATATTTTTCCTTCTAGGTATAAATTCAGGTAGTGCTTTTTTAATTTCAGTATCAATCGCCAAGGGATCTTTCTGAATTCCTTCTAGAAAATTGTTTATTTTCAAAGCGGCATTTTCAATACTTTTAACAAGCGAGACTAAAAATTCTTCACGTTCCTTAGTATATGGAACTACGGCGGAATGGGATTCCCTATCAGAAGAAAGTTCTCCACGTATATAATGATTATCTTCGTCAAATAGTCTTTCACCAATTTTATAACAAATTTCATAATTTATTCCAAGTGTAGGACTAACATCACAAAATGAAATATTATCTCTACTTAAAATACAATATCCATCATCTCCTTTTAGGAATACTTTCATAGATACATTTATTAAAATAACTTTTTCCCTAGTAGTAGTTTTAATGAAATCTAGGCATCGTATTATTAAATTTCCCCAATTAGTATTGGCTTCTTCTAATGTTTTGGCATAAATTCTGTTATTTCTATCATCGTAAGGAATAGGACGATGGTGTTCTCCCCATTGTCTATATACAGATTTAGCGATCTCCTTTAAATGTTCTGGAAATGTTAAATAAAACTCCCCTGATGAATTATTAACACTAGTGGTACGAGTATATTTGATGTATTTAATTCCATCTATATCGGGAACTTCTTTTATATTTTTGCTAATAATGGGCATTATTTAAATTCTTTATCGTACATAATACACCATTTTCCACTTTCATTAACAAAGTTTACCAATCCATGTCTAAATAAAGAGCAATAGAATATTTTATATATCCATTTAGATATTTTCATTTGTAGTCCAAAATATTATTTACTTTTCGTATCACTAATAATGCAATATCACAAGGTCCATCTCCACAGGGTTCTTCTGAATGAAAACAAGTACTTCTTATTTTTTCTACTTTGGATTTTATGTTTTCTTTTCCTTTTTGATATCCCCAATACCATACTAAGTTTAGCAGTAACAATAATAAAATTCCGAAAATTGCTATTTCTATAGAATTATTCATTTTACGATCCCACTATTTCGTTAGTTCCTTCCCATACAAATTCATTTACTGGGAGATGTTTTCCACATCCGCAACAGAAAGTACCGCCATAAAATTTGGTGTCTCTTGCATAGGTTTCAGCAATGGCTTGGCCCATAGTTGTAACCGTATTACAACCCCCATTCAATTGTTCTTTTGTATAAAAACGTCCGGTGACGGGAGATTCACTATCTGGATATATTTCAAATGCAACATAATTCCATTGTTTATGACGTTCCTTTTCTTCCTCGGTTAAATCTCGTATGGGGTATTTGGGCGGATTGCCTACATGTCGATAGCTACGGCGTACTGGCCTAACAAATCCCTTTGCACGTTCCTCTTCAGAAAGAACTATATATCCTTTCTGTTGGCCGGTATTGGGATTGATTTCTTTATGGTTAGAGGTAACAGGACTTCCATCAGATAGAGTTACTTTTGGTTCATCGTTCATGATTTTTTCCTCATTTCAAATTTAAATACTTTATTTATAATGCTAAAAGCTACCATATCATTCCCAGTATCATCCATTTCTTCCATAGGGATATTAACGGTTCCTGATAATTTTTCTAATCTTTTCAACATAACTATGATAAGTTGGTCTTTAAAATCATCTAATATCTCGGCGTGTTCTGGCGCGTCCCCTCTGGCTAAATCAATCCCTTTTCCCACGGTATTCTCCTTTATTGAATATCTTTTTTGAAGGACTCTTCGTACATTATTTTTGTATCTCTTGCGGCAAATTCAATCCAATTATCAGCTTTTAGAAAGCAGATGGGGCATCTCTCTGTTCCATCCTCGTTGTCTATTAAAACTTCTAATCCTGCTATTTCCATAGCATTACCTAAAATCATATTATGAGCAGTCATAAGGGGATCAAAGTTTTCTAATGATGGATTTTCCATTGATTTTATTGTTTTTTCCACAGCTTCCTTACCAGAAGTCGGTACAAGATCATATAGTCCAATTTCTTTGATTTTATCTTTCAATAAATCCCAATGCGGTATACAAAATTTCATTTATATTTCCTTTCTAGTTGAAAATTTGCATTTAAGTTACAATTGTCTACAAGATCGAAGAAATTTTTCAAGTAATGCGATGTCATCATATATTTCATTATCTCCTATAGCTGCTGCACGGAAACGTATCTTAATTGCTAATTGTACGACTTCCACGGGAATTTTCGCATATCCGAACCATCCCATAATAAATTGAATTGGGGAAATAAGTTTAATTTTCATTTCTACTCCTTTTGGTAACGGCTATCAATCTATCAGAAATATGTTTACCGCAACAAGGACAGGTCATCGGACAGGGAGTTCTGGTCAAATATTCTTTTGAGCAATTCTCTTTAGTTTCTTCCATTAATTTTTTTACTAACCTATATCCCTCCGATCTACTTTTAGCGTGAGCGTGAATGTAAATAAAATATCGTAAATTTTTGTGCGCTTGGTTCATTTTTCTTCCTCTTTTTTGGTGAGAGTAGCACGATCATATTTAATCCCACATTTTGGGCAGAAAAGTTCACTTAATCTTTTCCCCCAATTATCTCTTTCTCCAGGGCCATATATAATTGGTCCTGCTCCTGATAATCTAAACCCTTCTTCTCTTTCTTCAAGAGGTTCCTTACAAACTACGCAATGATATTTTGTTATCAACTTTTCCTCCATTTTTGTACTACGTATTTTACATAAATTATTTTTAATATTTTCTGATTGTTCTTTGGTAATACAAGAATGAAGTTGTTCTGTGTAGTCTAATGGCCATCCACAACGTATGCAATGAGTGGGCATTACTTTTCCTCACTTTTTTTATTAATCATATCTATTAATTTTTCACAAGTTTCTTTATTAAATCGGGAAATGTGAGCTTCTTCTTTAGGCAATGATAAAGCATCTTGCATCCATTGGTAAGCCTCTTTCCTAGTCATGCCATTATTTTTCCATAGAGTATCAAATGCTTCATGAGCTTTAATTCTAACTTTTTTAGTCTCCGCGTTAGCAGGAATTCCCATAGGCTTACCTGTCTTTTGATGGGCACCATGGGTTCCGTTACATTCCGGCCATTTGATACACCCATAGAATTTTCCATACATTCTAGATTCAAGGAGTCGCATAGGAGCGCCACATTCTCCGCATTTAACCTCTTCCTTCAAATTTTTTTCCTTTCTTAATTTTCACCGTTCCATCCCAAAAAGGAGCTATGAAATTACTCCAGTAGAATTCAGTTACAACCCCCATCCTAGATTCCCACCCACTTCCCAAATATCCGGTATACTCTACTATGAATGGCCAACAAGGAATATATCCTTTTGTACCAATTTTAATATCTTCAGTATTATTTGTATTTGGAGTATTCATCATTCACCTAAAGAAAAATCTATATATTCCTTTGTTATTTTTTCATTTATTTTTCTTTCCAAAATTCCTTTTAAATGGTTGAAATTTGTTATTATTCCTAAACAGTAATGTTGAATATCTATAGGTTGGTATATTCTAAATTCATGCCCCAAGTCCTCGCTTCGATACCTATATTCTGTTGGGACATGTTTAAAATATGTCGTAGAACTGCTACCAACTCCTTTGGAAAGAACTTTTTTTTGGAATAAATAAATATATTCTCCAAAAAAGGATACAAATTGATTAAGACTAAAACATATACAAGGTTTATCCCATTCAGAAATTTTATTTGGTTTTAATATATCAACTTTTTTATCAGAAGTATGTATTAATAAATCTTCCATCATATGGATTTTTTCCTCATTTTTATGATTACAGTTCTTTTCAACATTTTAGGAGGTTCTGGAGAATACGTATTACTTCCAAATGCTACTCTTTCTAAGAACCTAGCATCTTCAATACGATTGGCTAGGTATAGTTTATCAATAGCCATTCTTATCTCTGGACGCGGAATAGAATTCAATTTGTAGGTACAAGTAGAACAAATATAGGTAGCATACCTATCGGCCCCTTTTTCCTTCTTAGTGCATAGGCAGCAACTCACTTAGTTTCCTTGGGAACACGTGCTGCTTTCTTCATACTTTCTATCCAAAAAGTATTCCCCTCATTGGCTTTATTGAAAGTGTTTACCGCTTCTTCAAATTCTGCTGTTCCATTTAAATTATCATAGGCATCTTCATAAAGGTCTTCGCAAAATCTTTCTAATATATCTTCTGCATCAAGCGTGGGAATATTTTCTGTTTCGGCAATATAAACAAATTCTGGTAATTTTTCTATTTTATTACAATCTATTAAATCTTCCAAAGTAGCATAATAAGAATCATTGAATACTACAGGACCGTCCCAATTTTCTAACTTTTCAGCTTTATCCATTTGATCTTTATCCCTGCAATCATAACATTTCTCATTGAATATAAAGATGGTTTCTCCCCCACATTGTTTACAAACTCCCTTTTTGCAACAATTCTCTGCTACGTCATGGATATTTGGTTTTAAACAGATATTGCAATAGGATATATTCGTGGGATGACCATTTTTGGTAAATAATGGAATAGCGTTCATTTATTCCTCCATTATTTCTATTTTATTTAATTTTTGTCCATACCAATAATTAACGGTGGGATAATTGGGTTCTTCTTTTTGATGCTTTAATAATGATTCTGAAATTATTCCTAATATCTTGCCAATTTCTTTATAGCCCCTATATTCATATTTATTTATAGGAAGTATTCCTTTCTCATCTACATATATGGTCATTTTAAGCATGCTATCCCTCTACCATTTGTAATATAACCCTACAAACGGCTAATGAAAAAGTGGGGGCTTCTGCGGAAAATTTCCAAAAATCTTCGGGATCTAATCCCCCAGTCCCTGCAAAGAAATGCCCATCAGGGTATTTGATGATTTCTATATGGGGTACTTTATTGATTACATCTAAAGTATCTCTTATATCGGTTGAGGGAGACCAAAACTTAAAATGGGTACTACCTTGGGATGGCTCACATTTTCTTACGTCATATTCTTCTTTATTAACCATAAAGAAGGAGTCATATGTTCTTTCCCACCCCATTATTTTTTCTGCTATAAGTATGTCTAAATCTTTACCTGCAGGTATTTTATCATAGTCCATTTAATCCTCCATTATTTGGTGGGCGAGGAGGGAGTCGAACCCTCATGGTTTTTCAACCACTGGATTTTAAGTCCAGCGTGCATACCAATTCCACCACCCGCCCATTTTATCGGTGTCCCCGGACCCAGATCAGCCCCTTCAAGGTGACTAACCCGAAGGTTGGTTGTCATCCGGCTTAACCTACTGGGTCCGGGGAATCAAATTTTGTTTACCCCTACAAAGCCTCCGCCAATTTCTGAAGGTCTTCAATAGAAGACGCAGCCAGCTGCTCATTTTGTTTGCTAGCGATGATAGCAAGAATCTGCTGTTTCCGTTCCTTGTTGGCCCTAGCCGTTGCAGCAGCTTCGTTCTCGGCCAGTCGAATTTCAATGATATGTTTTACGATATCAAATTTTATCAGAGTAGCTTCATTGGCTTTTGCAGGTTTTACTACAAAGGATTCCGTTTCGGCTTCTTTTACCTGTTTGGAAAGTCCTCTGGCAATATCATCCAGATTGGCTCTATTCGTACTGGTTAATGGAAGATCCCATAAATCTTCTACATCGAGTTGTCCCATGGAGGTATCAAACCGAAGCTTGAGGCGAGACGCTTTTTCAAACATTTTGTTTCTCCTTTCTTTCAGAAGTTAATTTTGATGGTACGAGAAAAACTCCCTTTGACTCGACAGAGCACACTATTACGTTGTGTACTAGAAAAACCAATACCACTAAGTTGGTTATTAGATTCCTCCGTTTTCATCTTGGAACCTACAATTTCGAATACTTTTCTATTAGTATCAAATTCACTTTTGAGAAATTCATTGAAAAACCCACGGGCCTTTCCTTCATTTAAGCATCCATCTATCATAAAGAAGAAGTGTTTATTACCTACTGTTTTATCATCCCAATAATTAGGAGATAACATTAGAATGTTGACATTATGGAAAGTTTGAGTAGGAATTCCCCATACCTCCCTAACTGATTGGGAAGATGGCAGGGATTTGATTATTTCGATACCCTTGACATGTGAGTATTTAATTTCTGCAACTGTAATTGTTTCATTATGCTTGACTGGTTTATCATAAGTAAATCTATAAATAGTTCCTAACCAGTCCATTTCAACTTCAAATCCTACATTGGTTGATTCTCTCCTGTTATAGTTATGAACTAGTAAATAATAACTACCTTCGCACATTTTTCTCTTATCTGGATAAAATATATTCTCGACAGGTTCACGAGTAAATCCGCTTCCAGCATTCATATCTACATCAAGTTGTCCACCGCCTAGGGGGGAAGGTCCCTTATTACCAAAATATATTTCATTGCCTTTAGGCTCTTTCATATGGAGGTCTAAATCATCGTGGTTATGCCATGCTAATCGGTTGCACCAATCTCCAGAAACATTTCCCCCTGCCTTCTTTACTCTTTCTTTGATAGAGTCGGCCAATTCTCCGTTATAAGACCAACTAAAATTATTGGACCATTTAAATAGTCTTCCAGCAGTCGGATCTACTGGAGCTACCAAACTTACCAAATTCCCTGCATGACGATTTTCAAACATAACTTCGATTGAATTAACTTTAGGAATGATATCTGATATAAATTTATCAATGGTGACTTCCTCTATCTTATCAAGATTCTTCGTTTTCTCAGAAACTCCCCCGGAGATTTCATCAAATACATTATTAGTCATTTTCTTTCGTGATTCTCTATTAGCAAATATAATGTTATTTACTGTGATATCATTGATTGTTGCATACCTACGTTCAAGGGCCGAAGTGAGTCCCATTTCTTCAATCTTATTTTTGGCTTGTTCTATCATGGCCTTAGTAACGATGGCCGTGGGTCGTTTGTAATTCGTTGGGGCAACTTTTGATTCAAAGGAAGCCACAGCTATATCCATATCTTTTCCTTCGGAAAGATCTACCAAAAGAGTTCCAATAACGGTACTGCGTATGCGAGATATAGATGGTTGAATTTTTTTGATTTGAGACCATACGAAAGAATCTTTATCTTCGTGGGGTTTTAATTTATTGGTTCTTTTCTTTAACGTCATAAAACTTTCAACTACAAATTTATGTTCCTCTCCACGATACAGAGAATTCTGCGCTATCAACTCCAAGACGGTATCAAGAGATTCGTCGGTGATTTCTTCCAGACTACGAAGTAATACATCATGGGTTGCTCTGGAATCCGACAATTTAGGACCAATATCTATCTTTTTGCATACGTATTCCTCGGGGATATTGATAAAAAAGTGCTCCCAAGTTTTTACTTGATCCATTAATTGCTGGAAATTTTTATCTGTTCCAGCAGTACGCTCTGTATGAAAAAATACATTTTCGATAGGGAAAGTTTTAACCAAATTAGCCATAGCATCAGCAACAACTTGGTAATGTTCAACTCCTACCTGAACATCCCAAATACTTTCTATTTTTCCGTTGATAATGGCAACGGTATTACCTACAGCCCTAATAAATTGTTTACAACATTGGCAATCATGCTCTGTTCTCTCTCGATAGATGGGATTAGATCCATCAGGAAAACTCCCCAGATAGGTACTCCAGAGTAAATCCTTATCAACTTGTACACGAAATAAATCATGCTTTCTCATTTTATCAAATTGTTTGCTCACTGCTACTTTAAAATGGTTGAACATGCGCCCTCCTTTTAAAATCTTCTACTTAATACTACAGAAGTTTCATCGTTTTCACCCCTCTTCGGACTCCTTCTCCTTGAACTCCGTCCAAAATTTCTTTACGTCTGAAGTAGACCACCCTTTGTACTTTCGAAGGTATTTGGAAAGTCCTATCTTAAAATCATTATGACGAATTAAATCAATAAATTCATTTGGTGCGGATAAAATTACATCTACTACTTCTTTCATTTCTTTTGATAAACTAACATATTTTTCTAACATTTTTCTCGGATCTCTACCTAGCATTTCTTCCATCTCCGCAAAAGATAATTCCTCCCCAGTTCTTTTCAATGCTTTTTTCTTTTCAATCATATTAAGAAAATGTTGTCTAATATGATTTGATAATGCCGCTTCAAATGGACAACAAAGCCCATATTTCTTTTCTTCCTCAATTACTTCCATAAAACATACGAATCCTTCCCCCACTAAGTCTTCCATTTCTTGTTTGTTTGGTGAGAATTTAAAAGCCATTCCAAATATTATTCCTTTGTAATTAGTCCAGTCTCTCATTTTTTGCCCTCCTTTATATCTATCCAAAGTTTCATTAATCCTATGGTTTGTTTGGGGACTTTTGCCCCTGAGAAATCTATTTTGGTTCCGGTAAGAAAATCTGATAATAAACTAAGTGCTTTCATTTCATTTAGTAAAATATCTGAATCCTCTTGAGAAGATGACGCATCTATGGCCCCAGCAATTGCTGCTTTAAATCTTAAATCTTCGTCTGTAAGCATCCAATGATTTTTAGTTACCTCCATCGCTGCCTTAACTTTTGCTACCAAAGTAAATTTTTCTTTCGCCGCTTCTGATGCTTCTGTAACTGCAATCATAAATTTAACGTCCATTTTTGCCCCCCTTACTTTTGTATTCCTCCACTTCAATCATAATATGAGATAATATCTTTCCCCCAACTACTGATTTAATTTTGAGTGGCGTTTCTCCCAACCAAATTTCTAACTCTCCGTATTTGGCTGGAGGTGCTTTTTCTCCGCCAAATTCTTTTATTCTTTCTGAAAGAATATCTCTGAATTTAATTATTTTTAATTTCATTTATTTATCTTTTTGCTTCTTACTTCTAAAATTACAGAATGTACATTATAAAATATTTCATCTTTTTCCCATCTAATGGTTAGTCTATTTCCTTGTAAGGTCACTCCAAACATAGTTGCTATTTTGGATCTAAGCATTTCTAAAATAGGTTGAGCAAATTGCAATGTTTCATCGTCGTAAATATCTATGGATAATTCTTTATCTCTTTTCATTTTCCCTCCATTTAATTTCTTTTCTAATCCATTCCATTGATACGGGGGTATAGCCCGTCACCTCTACTGATACACAAATATGAATTCCTGCTTCAGGTACCTCCCCTCTATGAGTATTTCCGTGAGTATGCCCATGAATATTAATAATTCCTGGTTCATCTATGGGTTCATGGGATAGTGTCCAAAATTCTTCTTCAATAGTATTTTTAGAAACATCAAATAGTACAGGGCTTTTATATGCTTCAACCCCTCGTTTTTTCCAAAATGTAACTGTTCTTCTCCTATCATGATTTCCCATAATTAAAATAATTTTACCATTAAGAGCATCAATATATTCTTGATACTTTTCAGAACGGGATAGGGAAAAATCTCCTAAATGACAAACTGTATCCTCTGGTTTTACTATTTGATTCCAATTTCTTATGATAGTTTCGTCCATCTCATCTGAATTCTTAAAGGGGCGACCACAATATAAAACTATTGCAGAATGTCCGAAATGGCTGTCGCTAATAAACCAAATCATTATTTGCCCTCCATAGTAATTTGGTGGGTCCTCCCAGATTTGAACTGGGATAGCAGCGGTTATGAGCCGCTTTCTCTACCATTGAGATAAGGACCCTTTTCAAAACAGGGGCGTCGCACTCTATGATCTCTACTGTTAGATGGTGTTCGAAGGTTTTCTATTCTAACGTATTCTATATATCTTTTCTTTAGAATCATTTCCCCTCCGCTAACATTATTTTACGGGCGTCATTTTGTATCTTTTTTACAAATGTAGGAACGAACATCGTTTTCAAAACTTCGGTTTTCTCTATAACGTCTTGTAAAGATTTGATTCCTTTTTCATAGAGTTTCCGCGCTTTAACACCACCGATCCCTGGAATTTTTACGAGGGGGATCATTTCCTCCGGTATTCCGTATTGAATTCTGATCGGGAGGATCTTCCAAAACTCCCCACGATCCCATCTACCATGTCGAGAATCTATCAAGGATAGAGCTTGAACAAGACGATGGATATCATATTTAATTGTTCGGGCGTTCGCTTTCAAAACTCCTTCTAACTCGTTCCCTTGAAGAAGTCCGTAAGCTGCAAGAGAAAAATGAACGGCATCAGAGGCCATTAATCCCCGGTTACGGAGTTTCCACTTCATTTCGTCGGCTTCACTTTGAATTTCTCTAGGGATATATCCCCAGTCATTGTTTGGAGAATCCGTAAGTGCCCAAGAAATAGATAGATCGTCTATTATCGGTTTCGTATAAGACCATCCACAATATCCACAACATATTTTGGGCTCTGTTATAATATTTGGTAATTTACAAGCTGGACAAATATCGTTCGTCTTGGGAGTTCCAAATAATTGATTCCAATTTTTGTACCATGCATATATGGTATAGGGATCGTAGTATAACCATCCAGATACTTGCCCCAACCCCGTCAGAGTATAGTGAGTGCCTTTGTTGATTACCATTTCCATTTGTTCTAAATCATCTAGTAGACCTTTGGCATCGTGAATAGTAAATTCTTCTCCTTGAAAATAAGCAAGGGATCTTGAATACCAAATAAGTAAACTTTTTGGATCGGTTATTACTCTATTTTGAATTTCCGCCAAAACGTGAAATGCTAGAACTTGGTGGGTTTTCAAAACAGATAAAGTTGGACGGGGGTTTCTAAAAACCTCTTTCCACGTTTCTGTAGTTCCTTCTGGAATTATTAGATATACAAATCCTGAATCATCAATTCCGAAACGACCGGCGCGACCGGATTCCTGCAAAATATCTAATTCGTCCACTTCGGAAAGGCCCCTATGAACTCCCACTATAATTACGTTTCTGGCTGGTAAATTCCTCCCGTATGCCAAAGTGCTTGTTGAAATCAATACTCTTAATCCTCCTGATCTATTAGAAAAAGATGATTCTATACCGGACCTTTCTGTACTATCTAAATCTGCATTATGAAATATAGATTCTATGCCTTCATCTTTGAGTTTACTAACAATGTTCCTACCAGTTCCTTTATCATGAACGAATACGAGAAACTTTTCATTTGGTTTACTTTTAATTATATCAATAGTTAATTTTCTTTTTGCTTCTTGAGATGATTGGTAACTTTCTCCTCCAAATCTATTTCTTTCTATTTTGTATTCTACATAATGCATTTGTAATTGTACTGGTCTCCAAGTAGAAAATATAACTTTGGTTTCTTTTTGATTCAATTTTATTAGCCAAGCCCCTAATTGGTCTACATTAGGCATTGTAGCAGAAAGTAGTATCAATCTTGCTTTTTTGTTAATTGAGGTAAATCGCATAAGTCCTGTTTCGATTGCATGTCCACGAGTGGCCAGCCCAATAACATGAGATTCGTCCGTTACTACTAATCCAATATCTAATATCCAATCGTATTTTTCTGTTTCTGCTCTTCTAGTAACGGAGTCTAATAATTCAGAGGTACAGATTATTATATTTGCTGTTCTGGCTTCTAACATTTGTTTTTCTCTTTCGTTAGGACTCCAAAGTGTATCCCCAGTTAACATTAATATTTTTTTGTCAGGAAAACGAATTTTCCAATCCTCGAATTTTTCTGCAGAAAGGGATTTTAACGGTGAGGTGTATAAAACTTTCATATTTCCTAGTAAACATTCTTCCATAATTATCTCCGCAAGAATCGTCTTTCCGCTACTAGTATTTGCACCTACTGATATGTTGCAATCATCCCCTCTAAACGGGTACACTAAACTTTGAACGGGATTAAACTTTTCAAACTTGTAAGGGTATCCAGTAGTCGGGATTAATTCCATCCCCGGAGTGTCGGATACTACTGTTATGTTATCGTATTTACTGGGTTGATTTTGACGATCTCCTATAACCGTGAGTTCCCCTCCGTTTCCGTTTTCTACAGGGGCGTCGCACACTTTGATCGGGGTTTCGTCTTCATTTTCGTCAGCCCCCGGTTCTCTGATTTCTTCTTCGACTTCAATAAAAGTGGGATCATAGACCCAACCTTTTGATAGGATTT